ATGAACCTTATAAAACGATGGCACCTGAATACGAAAAAAGAAAAAATACTTGTTGGTTTTGTTGTTTTAGCGATTCTTTTTCGGCTTCTGATTGCTGTGGAGATGCCTGTCAAAGTGTATATGCAGGCAGGATATGATGACGCGCTATCCATCAATCAGGCGTTGAACATTTTAGCCGGTAAGTGGCTAGGACCCTACAATGCAGGGATCTTGACTAAAGGATTGTCTTTTACCTTCTTTTTACTAGTGAATCATTTTTCAAGGCTGTCATATCCGCTCTTTTTATGTTTGATCGATATGCTCGCAGCAGTTACGATGGTTAGGGCGTTAGCGCCGCTGATTAAGAACAAGTACCTAAGTGCTTTTGGCTTCTTATTTCTCATTTACTCACCAGCGACTTTGGCCTCCGATTTTTCTTTGCGAATTTATCGAAACAGCTTAGTGTTTGCGGCTGTCCTCTTTGTTTTGGCAGGGATCTTAGGGCTGTATTTACGAAGGAAAGACACGATCCATCAGCGCCTTCCGTGGTCGATCCTGCTAATGGCAGCTTTTCCTTTTTTCTGGTTTTTACGAGAAGATTCGATTTGGTTAGTTCCTTTCTATGCCGTCGCTACGATTTTTACACTTTTGGGTATCCTAGCGGGAAAAGAACCGCTGGGTGGGTCACCGAAGGAAAAGATTCGTACTTTTTGGCAGTCTGTAAAAACGACGAAAAAAAGAAAAATACTTGGGAATTTTTTACTTTTAATCGCACCTGTTTTATTTACGGTCGGTGAGTCCTTACTGATCTCCAAGATGAATGAAGATCATTACGGTATCTTCACAACGAATGATCGAACAAAGACATCCTTTGCCAAGATGACGGAACATCTGATCCAAATTGATAATCGCGGGTATGATACACCAGAGATCGCTGAAGACAGCGGGATCTGGGTGTCGAAAAAAACATTCGCGAAGGCGGAGGAAGTCTCACCGACATTTGCGAAGTACCATCAAGGGATTCACTGGATGCTGAACGACTCAATCTGGCCTGATTCTTGGCCTGTCAAAAATGGCGAGCTGCCTGGAGATATGTTTGTCTGGGGCTTAAGGGAGATGTTCCAGCGAGAGGGTTTGTATAAAGATGGCCGTGAAAACGAAAAAGTCTTTAAAAAGATCAATCGTGAACTGGAGCAAGGATTCAAGTCTGGGGAGTTAACCAAGAAGAATATGCTTTTCGTCTCAAAACAAAGCAATGGGAAAAAACTGGAAGATCTGAGTAAAGTAGCAAATTATATGAAAGCTGGAATCATTGAGACCACCTTCTATAAAAGCTATCAAACAAGTTACGGGGGTTCGATCTTCGTGCCAGAGCAACCTGCGGAGAAAGTCCTGGATTTGGTAAATGTACGTTCTGTTTCTACTATTAAAAAGGGCATGGAGGCAGAAGCGAAACGAACGCGGCCAATCGTACGAATCGTCAATGGCATGATCTGGATCTACCGTATTCTTTCTCCTCTATTAATGCTGATCAGCTTGGGGATGTTCGTCTTGTCGACGTTCACCTACGCTAAAAAGAAACAAACGCGGGCTGTTTTGTCAGAGTATTTGATCATAGTTCTTGGTCTGCTGCTGACGTATGTTGTCTATCTTTTTGGCGTGTCGTGGTTCGCTACTTGGGCACCGAAGGGAAAGGGCTTGTTCATGTTCTTCTATACTGGAGCGGGCGTTCCTTTGATCCAAGTCCTTCAGTTGTTGGGCCTTTCACTCGCGATGAGAAAGGCAAAAGGCGACCTTTTTATAAAGAAATTGGATTGAATGAGGGTCGTCTCACAGTATTCTAATCAAATTCAATAAGAATTGTTACGAGCCTATACCAATGGTTTGCTATCCTTGCATTGTAAACGTAAGGAGGGCCCTAATAGAGCAATGAAACAAGAGAAGAACACTTCGAAAAACGGAGTAAAAACCATTGACTTTCTAGTAGAAATGTTGGCGTTGTTCATCCTGATTTCCTTAACTATTTATGCCATTAAAACAGGTAAATTATTCTAGTTTAAAAATTTGTATAAAAAACATTGTTGTTAAATCTAACGAAATCCTTTTATAATTAGGGTTTCGTTTTTTTATTATGTTATAAATAAAAATCTAATGCATGCTAATAAATCTATCTTTATATAGAAAAGGGGCAAAAAAGGGGCAAGGTTCTACAATTTTTCTAAATTGTCCTTCAAAACTTTTTTTGCATTCTTGGTAACATGTGTATATATTTTTTCTGTGATACCGCTATGTTCATGGCCAACGCGATCTTGTATTACATATAGAGGAACTCCTAGTTCTGCGAGTTTGGAGATATGAGTATGTCTGAAAATATGCAAGCTAACTGGTTTGTCAATTCTCATCTTCGCTTTATGGTTTCTCAAGTAAGTATTGAGGGAAGAGTTCAAGAATGGTGTACCCTGAGACGTTTGAAATAGAAAATGACCGTTCGGATTCATTTTTATAAGTTCCTTGTAAATAGCTATAGCGTTTTCAGGGATATCTATTTCTCTCATTCCAGCATTACTTTTTGTCGAGTTAGATTTCTTCATGTATTTTACTCTTCTTTTATCGAGCATAGTCCCAGAGATATTAACATGATATGTTTCATCACTCTTTTTATAAACATCATTCTTGTCTAGAGCAAGAGCTTCCCCGGGTCTCATTCCAGTATAATATAGCCATTGGAATAATAATGAATATCGTTTATTGTGTTGATCAACATATTCAACTAAACGTTTATATTCATCTTCCTCAAGAAACTTATCTTTTATTTTCCCGGAGCGCTCATCTCGTTTTCGTTCTACAACAACTTGGGGGATGGGATTAATTTCAATATAATGATGCTTAGCAGCATAGGAAAATAATTTATTCAGCTTCCCTTTCATCATCGATATATAGTTGTTTGCTAGATTTTCTGAGTATAACAACTTCTCGAGCACTTCAACTAAATCTGATGGGGTTATAGTGGATACCAACCAGTTATATGGCAAATTATTTTTAAAAGTATTAAACGCATATTTTGTAGTTACATAGGTAGCTTCTTTTACTTGTTTTTTGTAATAGGGGAGCCACTCATCGACCAAGTCTTGAAAAGTCAGGGTAGGTTTTCTCAACGGTTTCTGATTTAACCGTCGATCGATTTTTTCATCCAATAACTTCTGAGCCTCTTTTTTTGTATCTCGAGTTTTATTAGCCATTGTAACCGAAACTTTTTTCCTTGTTCTCGTTTTCGGGTCAAAATATCGATCGCAATACTTATAAACTTTTTTTCCTTTAGAATTTTGAATTTCTTCGATCCACATAATAAACCGCCTTGTATATTTATTTCATTGATTAATACAAAAAAACCACTTGTTGATTTAAAGCCATGAATAGAAAGGCAAAGAGTATATGAATACACTTGAAAAATACAAACGTATGTTCTTTTTGATGTTAAAAGAAAAGCCCGAAGGCTAGGTAATATAAATATCATCTATTTCTGAAGGAGTGAACAGTCTTTGAATTTTCGATTTATTACCAAGTGATATCTGATTGTAATTAATGCCAATCAATGGTCCCATCGTCTTTCGATGAAACTTCCATAATAATTTTAATTGCTTTGATAGGTCTCTAAAGTATTGATGAGAATTAGATTCAATAAAATTATTGAGATAGAAGAAAGAACCGATATTAGCTAAGGGATCATGAATAATTTGTGATTTTACTTTAAATAGATTGAAATACACTTGAATATCCGTTTGTATTTTATAAAGATTTACATTTTCAGGATCAGTATAATACTCTTTCAATGTAGTATAGGAAAATCCTTTGACAGAAGAATACTCAAGAGTATCCTTTTTTTCATGATATACAATAAATCTAATAACAGATTCTGCTAATCCGCGAAATACTGAGGACGAAATAAAATCATCATGAAGAGGTAAGATATAAAGAAGCTCAAAATAAGAATTTCTAATTTCTTTTAAGAAATTCTGATCTCCTTGAGTTTGTGCAACATCAATACAAAGATCTGTATGAAAAATTATTTTTTGAATTAGTTTATACGTCTCAAAAAAAGTAGGATTATTAAATTCTTTTATTATTGATGAGTTAGGGAAATTGTCTGCTACAAATAATTTGTAATCATCTAAGAAAAAGTTATTATTTATTTGGCTCACCGACTAAACCTACTAATGATGTCATTGAGATCTGAATTGTTATTATTCGTTTTTACTTCGCCTTTAAATAAAGTTTTCAATTTTATTGTAAGATTTTTCAATTGCTCATCATTCATATTTTCGATTTCTCTTGAGACTTTAGCTAGAAGCGCCGTTCTATTTTTGAAAAGATAATCTTTCAAATAGTTTAGCCCAATAGAATCAATAAATGGGCGAAGATCAGGGTTATGAGGGAATAAGTCTTTTGAGAGAATCAATGACGTTAAAAGACCATACATAGTCAAACGAAGTTTGTCTATGTTTTTTCTTGAGTCTAGTTTCAAAATTTCATTGACTAGTAATTTATCAGAAATCATTCTCTTACTCTCCTTCCAGTATTTTTATTCTTTGCTTAAACTCCTCGGTCAAATTGCTAAGGTTAGCTAAGCTTTTGGTATTATTATAATCCAAGATGAAGTAATTTGCTTTCTTTTTTAACGCGTTGTTATATTCAAACACCTCATCAAAGAAATACAAATTGTATTTCTTGAGTTTTACATTTGATTTTATCGAATTAATAATTGATGACGCACGTTCCTCCTTAAAAAAATTGAACGGATTGAAAATAATCCCCATATTTCTTAGAGTTTTAGTTTGATATTTTCTAGCATCCGTGAGTTTCACTTTTTCAACAACTTCTTCTAGTAGAGAAATACCAAGAATAGAATATGCATCAACTCCTACAGGAACAATATAATAGTCACTGGCGTTGAGAGCAGCAGTAGTATAGTAGGAATATGTGGGAGGGCAGTCTATTAGTATATAATCATAAAAATTTGATAGCTTATTATTTAAGATATAATTGTCCAGAGCATTCTCTTTACCAGCACCGCCGAGAGTGTTCTCAATAAAAATGGTTGTTAATTCACCAGGAATAATATGATACATAGGAAGCTTTAAAATTACCTCGTCAGGCTTAGGTTGGCGAGCACTATCAACAAATAGTTGACTTATAGACTTACTTGTTGTTTTAATCTTGTGTTTTCTTCTCCTTTTATCTTTTTCTTTTTCAGATTCTGGTAATTCTTCATATAGAGATGTACTCATATATCCGTGTTTTGAAAAAACTGATTGTGTCAAATTAGATTGAGGATCTACATCAATAAATAATACTTTATAGCCATCCTTTGCTAATGAATACCCAATTTCTTTACATAAAGCTGTTTTGCCAACTCCACCCTTCATATTCAAGAACGAAATGATAGTTCCAGTCATCTTTATTCCTCCCTTTTTCTGCCGAAAAATATTTTACGAAAATACTATTAAAAAATCAATTCCCCGAACCGGAATCGAACCGGCGTCGCCAGGCGGGGAGGGTGGAGCTAGCCTTTTTCTCGTAAGACTTTTTCAATGTCTTTTTTCGCTTGCACATAGTAGTTAGCTACTTGCTTGGCAGACTTGTGATCCAAGTCCACTTTTCCCATATAAATAATTGCTACATCGTGAGCAGCTTTTCTAATTTCTTCATCTGACATTTCGATTCACCTTCTTTCTTTTTGGATCTAATCGAACTTGCAGAGTTAGGTGGGAAGGCAGTACTAGTTTCTAGGAGCGCGATATCCGGCTCTTTCAGCTTCATCAACTGTTTTAAACCAAGCTGCTGGATTTGTTGTTTTATCATAGTATCTGCTCCCTGGAACGTGATATATTCCGTTGTTAGAACCTTTGATTAATCCGTTTCCGTTGGCATCCACGTATTCTGACCCATTTGTTTGAGCAGGAGTAGGAGCAGCTTGTTGAGCTCTGGCTTCGCTCTGAGCGGCTTCTGCTTGCTTCTGCGCTTCAATTCGTTGTTGTTCTTCTGCTTGTTTTTGAGCTTCAACTCGCTGCTGCTCTTCTGCGGCTTGTTGTGCTTTTATTTCTGCATTTTTTCGTTCTTCTTCTTTTCGTTGTGCTGCTTCAATTTCGTTTTTAGTTTTACTTGTTCCATCTGAATAATTCAAAGTAACATCATCTTGTACATTGAAAATATAAACATTAAATTTGATATCGTCAGATTTAATTGATTGAGCCATCAAGTGAACGCCACGTGCTAGAAGCTCATCACCACGGAAGACAGGTGTTACTGAGTACCGGACATAGTTATCTTTACTTTTTTCAAGATAGTACTTGATATCCATTTCAAAACGAAGCATCTCAGGATTGTTCAATTGAGCTGTTCCAGTTATAAGGTTTTTCCAATTATCGTTTTCACCAGAAAGGGCATACCCAATCAAATGAGATCGATTGTAAAGATATCCTTTGTTGATTTTCTTATTATGCCACCCTGTAGGTTTAACATTAGAAATATCTCCACGTTTAGCTGTAGGCATTAACGATTGATTTAACATAGCTTCTGCAGTTGTCGCACGGTTGAGTTGATCAAGATCGCCATATTTTTCCCATGCTTTGTTTGCTAACGATAGATCATCCTCAGAAAAAATAGGGTTGTTGTCATTTACTTCAATTGTTTGGGTGCTACTATAATCTAAATTTGCAAGAGTAGTGTTATCTTGTTTCATTCGATTATCAAAAGAAATTAGTGCCTGTTTTTGCTTGTTCTTTTCATCTGTTGATTTTTTCTTATCTTCCTTTTCTTTGGACGAGCTTGAAGCAGATTTACTTTTCATCTTATTTGGCTGAGTGGTACTAATAGTTGTTTCTGCTGTCTTATGTTCAGATGGTTCTGTTAACATGCCACCTGCGATAAAAACTATAAAAGTTCCAAGAATAATGAAAAGCTCAGGTTTCTTTGGGGACTTTTTGAAAAAAGCTCTAATTAATCTTAAAACACCAAAAATAAATCCAAAAAACCCTACAAGTAATAGCAAATTTCCCATTTATATCCTCCATTTAATTCATTTCAACTATCTATCCATACCTCGTGAGATAGTTTCTGGTTAATCATCTAACTAGGACTAGGTTATGAACTAAGGTAAAAGCTTTAAAAAAGCAGTTATAATACTAATAACTATCAACCCTAAACCACAAAAAAATATCAATCGTTCTTTTTTGTTCTTCTTTTTCCATACCCATAGTGCCCAAACAATGAGTCCTAAACCATATAAAAAAAGAAGGGTACTGAGTGTTATTCTCATGCTATAATCTTCAAACATTTGAATCTCCCTTAGAAAAAATGACCAAGAAAAAGTCTGCCTGGTTAGGATATTTCTTTAGTTTTCTGTCACCGATCCATCATAATGGACAACCACACTCTTGGCTGTGTGCGTCATGGTTCCATCATTCGGATCGATTGCTTTAACAAAATAACCATCCTCAACTTCACCCATAGGACCCCATGTCCAGGCACCACCGTTGTCTCCAAACTGACTCTGAGCGATTTCAACAGCTTGTGCTTCGGATGTGACAACTTTCGGCGCACCGTGACCACCCTGAACTTCAGTTTGTTGCTCGGAATTTTGTCTCTCCGCATCTAGTTGTTCTTTCTGAGCCTGAGAAAGAATATTTCCATTATCATCCATTGCCAAGCCATTCTCGCTTAGTGCCATTCCAAATGCTTCCCATTCTTTATTTGACCAGTTTGTCCGATCAGCTGGTGTTGATTTAAGAGTCCGTTGCTTCATTTCCTCATAACTTTCTTCATTTACTGTATTTGAAGAGGAGGTTGAGGAACCCGTAGAATTTTGAGTATTTGAATCAGCTGATGATGCAAAATTTGAAGGAGTAAGCTTCAATCCAGCAGAATCAGCATACTTTTGAACAAGGCCCTGTGACAAATCTCCATTGAATTGCATAAGGATCAATTTCTTTTCATTTGCTGCAGTATATGAGAAAGCCATAGCCGACGCTTTGCCAAGATCTTCATAGTAATCCTTTGTTTTAGTCAGATCTTTCTCTTTTTCAAATAAGAAAATTCGCGCATTCATAAATTCGCCTGAATCGTCTTTTTGAATGCCGAATATCTTAGCTTCTTTAGCATACATAGGAGCCATACCAAAATCTTCTTTAGTCATGGATCTAGCTCCATCAACTGCTAAACTATCTTTTTTGAACTTATTTAAAATGGACTCTAAATTTATTGTCTCTTTTTTTTGACTCGAACTACTTGATGTAAGATTGGTTCTTGTCGAGTCTGTCGACTCAGCCTTCTTGCCACTAGAACAAGCTGACAAGAGAACGATAGAGCAAACCAACAATACAACACTAAATTTTTTCATGATTAATCTCCTTAACAAATTAGTAATCTAAGAACGAGACATAACCGCTAGAAGCTGTTGCTGGCTCTATGGTAACCTCAACATTTGTTTTTCTTTCTGCATCAAACGCATTAACTATTGTTGCATCAAATTTAGCAAACCATTTTCCGTCTTTCTGAGTCCAGTCTTGTATTCTTCCTAAAACGATATGAAGTTTGCTACCTTTATATGGATAGGATTTGTCGAATTGCTGTAATGCTAGTTCGTTTAGAATATCTGCCTGTCCGCTAGTTGCTCCATCTGCTAATTTTGTTATATCGCTGTCCTCATTGTTTTCAGAACTACTGCTCATTGTATTATTTTGTGCTTCTTTACTTTCCTTGATTCTTTTTTTCTCAGCCGCTTTGGATTCTTCAATTTTTGAAGTCTCAGCTTCTTTTTGTTCCAATTTCGCTAAAGCTGTTTCGTTCATTTTTACCTTCACTTTTGAACTTTTAGAATTTCCATCTAATCTTGAATTGATTGTTAAGGTTGTTTCATCTTGAAAATCCATGTCATAACTTAATTCAAAATCTCCCGATTTATTAGCGGTAGTCTTATCTCCAACAACCCCCATACCGATTGTCACTTCTGCATGAGGAGAAGTGTTTCCTTTTATTGAGATAAGACCGTCATCATTCGATAAGACTTCCTTTGGAACTGTTAACGCAAGGGCTTCGTTTTTTGAGCTAATTTTTGTTGAACTCTTGGTATCTTTATCAGAAGATTTTGCAGACTCTTTTGAATCAGACGTGGGGAAGATACTCATTAAAAGTATTGAAAGTACAATTAACCCGATCGAGATATTCCGATTCTTTTTGTTTTGTTTCTTTTTAATGAAATACCATGTACCGATACAACCAACAATAAATATCAACGTAAACACTGTATTCATAAATACCTCCTAATTACAAAATATTAATAATATACTCCCACTTATGGAAGGTAGTGATAGTCGCCTAAACTTATTACCCGAATGACTCTTGATATGCGTAGTCAAACGCAATTTGTTTTATTAAATCTTCATAAGCAAGATCGAGATCATTTTGTTCTATAAATTGCATGTAGTTAAACTGATGGATATCTATGTCGGTAAGCGAAATATAAATTTTAACAAGTTCAGTAATCATAAAACAATCAGCCTGATATTCCATCTTTGAATGAAACTCATTCATTTTATAAATACCTACCAGATCATCATGTAAAAATCCATGCCCAGCTTCATGTAGAATTACTTTTATTTTTTCAAAATCATTCAGATCTGAAGAAACAAACATTGTTCTAATTTCTGAAATGTAACATCCAGGCTTGTTTAAATCGGAAAACACTAAAATAATGCCGTACTTTTCGAGAAGTGCTTTAACTTCTTCCATTATGAGCACCTCATTTTATTTGCCGTATTTACCTTTCAAGTAAGCTCGGATAATCTCTCTGTCATGATCAGTGATTGGTTCGCCATCAAAGCTCATGGCATTATCAAGCATTCTGTCAAGATCTGCTTCGGTGTATTTAGTATTGTTGGATTCTGATTTTCCAGCAACTAGAAAGTCAACACTTACATTATAGATAGAAGCCAAATCTTTTAATGATTGTAAATCTGGTTCCCTAGTTCCGTATTCCCAATTGGCGTATGTAGCCATATTTTTTAAACCTAATTTATTAGCTACCAGAGTTTTTGTCCACCCGTTCTGCTCCCTTAGCACTTCTAGGCGCTTTGCAAGAGGGGTTCGATTGTCAGAAGTTTTCATTTAATCACCTCGTTTAAGTTAGTATAAACCAATTAAACCATTTATTTAAAAAGTTAAACAAAAAGTGAATAAATCGCTTGAATTAAACGGAACGTTTAGTTATACTTTATTCATAAGTTAAACAAATAGTTTAAGAAGGGTGGTGAGAAATTTGGAAATAGCAAATGATGCTCATTTAAAAATGCGTAGTATTCGAAAAGAAAAAGGAGTTACTCAAGCATATATTGCAAAGAGACTAGGTTTTTCTTCTTCTCAAGCTTATGCAAACATTGAATATGGTAACACTAATTTAAAGCTTGATGTAGCAGTACGGGTTGCTGATATTTTGAACGTATCTATTTATGATTTTTTGAGCGAAAAAAGCTAAACAAAAAGTTTAACAAAGCCCGACAAGGAGGTGAAAAAAATGAAAGACAAGCCACAAGTGATTCGAACATCAATCGATACACGATTCTTGAATCAATACATTAAAATGCTGATTCCTGCTATTCAACGTAAGTTTGATGTCGAACCAGGAATCGAAGGTTCGCTTTTTTCTGAGACGAATAGTATTGATGAAATGCATATCTTGTTTTTATCGACGGATGAACAAGCACAAGACATTTTCGATTTTATCAATTCAAAATGGCAATTCGAAAGTGAGCCTCAACTTGTTTCATAACTACATTTTATGGTAGTTAAACTGCTATGAAAATTGACAACTGAATACAAAGGAGTGATGAAAATGGTCGTTTCAATGAATGAAAAACGAATAGCGACAATTTTTAGAAACGAGGTAGACCGTCAATCAATTAACCAAAGAGCCATGGCAATAGACATGAATGACTCTCCTCAAAATATAAGCCACAAATTGAATGGGCGACGTCGAATGGGGCTAGATGGAGTAATCGACATGGCTGAGTATCTTCAATCGCCTAACTTAGACTTTGAAGCAGCAGCAGAAATGTTTTATACGCCGAGACCACTTAACAGAAAGCGTCGAGATGATCATCCACTCTCAAAAATGGTCGGACAAGACAAAGAAGAAATGGAACGTATTGAAATTGAGAAGAAATTTGAGATATGGGATTTACTTTCAATACCAAATGCTGATTTAACGTCAATTGAACGAAACGAAATAAAAGATTGGCTACTCGAACTAGTGGATGAGATTTCTTCTGAAATAGCGGTTTTCACTTCTGCTTGTGATCGATACGGTTTTAATTCCAGAGAGGTCGTCAAGATGGGGGAGTCAAGAGAAAGGAATGATTAGAATGGCGCGATTAAGTAAAGCAGATTTCAAAAAGAAGTATGGATATTCTGAATCAACTTATCAGCGAAGAATTTCTAAATTAAAAAATACAGATTTTTTTTGTAAGGCTTACAAACGGCCAACGAGTCAGGAAGTAATCATTGAAACTGATTTGTATGATCTGTATCAAGATTTTGAATCATACAATAGATTGCTTACTCGAAAAATTAAGCCTGATGAATTTCTAAAAATGGAAAAGATAGGAGCATAAGCATGAAAAATAAAAAAATCGCACTAGGAGTTACCGCTGCATTGTTTCTAGGATCAACTGTAGGATTCGCCGTAGGCGTTGGTTTCTTCGATAACGCAACAACTGTTGAATAGAACATCTACAAACTGGCTAACATTGCTACGCAGAATAAACAGAAGGCAGCAGACGTTCAAAGCAAACTTGATCAAACGACTGGGCAACAAAAGAATCTGCAAGATCAACTAGACAGCCTGAAACAGCAATTGGCAAACAAACAAAATGAGGTCAATGCGAAGCAGTCTGAAATCGAAGCCAAACAACGTGAAGTCGAATCTAAGCAACAGGAAATCACGCAGAAACAGCAAGAGGCGGATAAGCTGCGTAATGAACTATCTAACGCTCAAAATGATTCAGCACAAAAAGACGCACGCATGGCGGAATTAGCAAATTTGAGCCAACAAAAAGTAAACGAGTTGGGCCAGTAGGAGGCGCAAGCATGAAGAAAATAAAAATTATTCGTGGATTTGGAATATCCTTTGTTGCCGGACTAATACTGATGTTGAAACTCAGCTCGATCCAATCGTTAAAAGTTTTAGTAATGATCATTTGCATAGCAACAGCAAGCGTTTTAATCCCAACTACTATGATTTACGACGAGAAAGAATATGAAGAGAGAACAAAAAAAGAGACTTACTAGCCGGCAAGCAAAAGTAAGTCCCCAATGGAATAACATTCTAGGAGGATTATATCATGTTTAATCGAGATGTAGCAATATCAGATCCTGATAACCGAGTATTCACGAATATCAATCCAAGGAGTACGGAGGCTGCAGAAGTTGATTATGACTATAACTTGGATGATTTTGGTTCACAGGTACTACCAGATGATTTGGTAATGAAAGTAGTCTTTAAGAAACGAAAGATTAGCAAAGACTGCTTAACCACGATTACGTTCGCAAAATACGTAACAATCGATAATTATGTTGAATTGATTGATGACGTTGGTATTGAGTACCAGGATTACAGCTTTGCTATAGAAGGCAGAGAGTATCTTCAAAAGAAATTAGAGGGGGCGCTAGATCGTGAGTAGAGAATGCCCAAGATGTGGAAATGAACGTATCAAAGAGGATCACAAATTTTGTTCAATTTGCGGATTGAAGTTGGAGGAGAAGAAAGATGAGTAAAGATTTGTCTAATGAATTTGCAATGCAACAACAATCCAATCAAGGCAATGGCGTTATGGCCAACATGAGCGCTAGCCGAGAGATGGAAGAAGTAAAAGGTCAGATTTTCATGGCTAAACAATTTCCACGAAACCCATTTGATTCGGAACGTAGAATTTTAGATGCGTGTAAGCGTCAATCGTTAGCAGAAACAGCCGTATACAACTATCCTCGTGGCGGTCAGATGGTTAGTGGCCCATCTATTCGTTTGGCAGAAGTTGTAGCTCAAAATTGGGGGAATATTTCCTTTGGAATCAAAGAGCTTGAACAACGTCCGGGCGAATCTGTAGCCATGGCATATGCTTGGGATTTGGAGACAAATACACGCGAAGAAAAAGTTTTTACAGTTAAGCATATTCGCCATTCTAAAAAAGGTATTAAGAACCTAACTGACCCTCGAGATATTTATGAAACGGTAGCGAATAACGGGGCACGAAGGCTACGATCTTGCATTTTAGGAATCATACCAGGAGATGTAACGGAATCCGCTGTAGTGGAGTGTCAAAAAACAATGCAAGGATCGAACGGAGCGCCTTTACAAGATCGTCTGTCAGCTATGTTTAGTTTATTCAAGGAAAACTTCAATGTCACGCAGGAGATGATCGAAAATCGGTTCGGTTACAAAGCTACAGCATTTACCGAAAGAAACGGAGTCGATCTAAAAAACATCTATAATTCGCTAAAAGATGGCATGAGTGAAATTGAAGACTGGTTTGATACTCCAACTAAAGAGAAAAAGGCAGCCTCAACCATCGAAAAAGACTTTTCAAATCAGAAAAATACCAATAAACCAAATGAAGCCGATAAGAAAGAAAAACCCATTGGCAATACCTCAGTGAAATCAAAGGCAGATGATAACAATGGACCTCAACAAGAAGAACTATTATAGCAATGAAGCTGACTGGCAGTATATGTCAGTCAGTCAATTCAAAGATTTTATGAAATGCGAGGCTGCCGCATTAGCAAAACTTAAAGAAGAATGGTTGCCTATATCAAATCCCATTGCACTATTAGTTGGAAATTATGTTCATTCCTACTTTGAATCAGAGGAGGCACACAGTGAATTCATCAACGAGAATCATTCATCCATTTATAAGAAGAATGGATCGGAGCGATCAGAGTTTGTTCAAGCTGTAGATATGATTGAAGCGTTGGAATATGACGACTTCTTCAACTTTGTTTATCAAGGTGAAAAGGAAGTCATTTTAACCGGTGAATTATTTGGTACGGAATGGAAGGCGCGGATCGATTGTTTTAACTACGATAAAGGATATTTTGTCGATCTCAAAACTACTCGTAGTCTTTCGCAGCGTTACTGTTCTGATCGTTATGGTGGTTATGTATCTTTTGCTGAAGAATATGGATACATCACACAGATGTATGTGTACAAACAGTTGTTGGAGAAAAAATTCGACAAAGAGATTGTTCCTTATATTTTCGCAGTCACTAAGGAGTCTCCTCCTGATATCGCAGCACTGGAGATTTATCCAGCAAGATACGATTTCGAAAGATACACAATAGAAGAGAAGCTTCCACATATTTTAAAAGTAAAAATGGGTGAAGAAGCACCTACATCTTGTGGGAGATGTGAGTATTGCAGGAATAAGAAGAAATTGAGTGGATTCATTGAAATAGAGGATTTACTTCATTAGATAGAAAGGAGGTTGCATTTTGGACTATTTTAAACAAAGACGAGAGTACCGTAAATTGAAACAAAACGAAATCGATATCTCAATTGGTCAAAATAATCTGTATCGCGAGTTATTAGACTATGCGAACGATGAAGACAAATTAGATGACTGGTTTCCTTTGAAAAATTCGGCGCTCACCGATCTTACAGGGCTTTCTATTCCAGGATTAGCTAAAGCTCGTAATAGTCTGACTCAATTGAACCTCATAGAATACAGACAAGGGAAGAAGAATTCCGATAAACCACAGTACAAAATTACCTGCTTGTATAACAAACGGTTTACCAACAGTAACACAGCTGGTTTACAAGAAGTATCACAGAAGGTTGTGCAACCTGTATCACAAACGGTAGAACATAAAGATCTTACTAGTACTATACCTAAACTAGACACTAACTTGACTGATGCTTCTGAATCAAATAAGTCTAAATATTCAAAAAATAGTGCGGTGACTTACTGGCTGAATCAAGTGAATCCAGCAGAAGCACCTTTCGTTCGACAATCAATCGAATACTGGGTCAATGACTTTGGAGGACAAGACGAGATAGTTATTCTAGCTATCAACGATATGCTTGAACATGATGCTCGCAATTATAACTATCTCAACAAGATATTGAAAAATTGGGAAGAGTTGAAGCTTGATACGCCGGAAAAAGTCAAAAATCACTTAGTAGGCAAGTACAGCAAGAAGACTCAAAAGCAAGCTAAAGGACGTGTTGAACAGTTGCCGGATCACATAGCGAACCCGAAAACAGAAGCAGATGCCTCTGCGCTAGCAAGACAAAAACTAATTGACTTAGGAGTGACACCAAATGATTGATACGGATATTAGTGATGTTGAATTAGCAACGAAAATTGTTGATTACCTACCAGCGAAATACCAAAAGATTATGGCAGGCTGTTTGGACTCATTGAAAAAAATACCAAACAACGCTGACGAAACTTGGCAATTTAAAAAATTTATGATCATGCTCTATTTGGCTTTATATCCAGGCCAAAACGAGTTTTGGAGCTTGAAGGATAATTCCTACAAGTTTTGGAGAAACAAGGGCATAGATAGGCTCTATGAGCTTCAGTTTAAACAGGGAGTGAGCGCATGACTATTCGCAAACGAACCAAATACGGCAACAAAAAAGTTTATCGGTACGGTCATTGGTTCGATTCAATCGCTGAGGCTGAGTATTATCCTATCGCCGTTGCCTACGCGAAAGAGTATGTATATGAGCTGAAACTTCAGGATCGCATTGATATTCTGCCGACTTTAAAGCTAAACGAGTGGGCAATTAAAAAGACGCAGTACGTCGCTGATTACTCTTTTTATCACCGAGGGGAAATCGTTCGTCTTGTGGATGTAAAAGGCGTTGAGACAAAGGATTTCCGCTTGAAAGCCAAGATGATCGCTAGAGAGCTAGGCATAGTGATTGTCTTAGCAAAAAAGACCAGATATGGATTTGTTCACTACCCTTTCAATATGCCAACAAGCAAGAGAAAAGAGGCTCGCTTATGAGTAAAATGAATAGCCAACGCTTAGAGATGGTCCTACTCTATATCGACAACTTTATAAAAGAACATGATTATCCACCGACGATTCGGCAAATATCAAGAAACACAGGAATCCCTTCCACTTCAACTGTCAGCGCCTATCTCTGGCAATTGAAAGCTATGAACCTATTAAAAATTGAACCAGGAGCTTTCAGAACTATCCGGATGACCGAAAGCGGAAGAGATCGCGTCAAGGAGTTGAAGTGTTCATGAAAATGTGGGAGCGTCGGAGAATTGATCGACAAGTACGCTTGTTTATCAAATCTATGCCTGAGAACTATAAAATTTATACGCCCAAAGAGCAAATTATTAGCGAAATTCTAGCAGCAAATGATTGGTTTATAACCATTTCAAAGCCTATGGAAGTAATTCGGGAGGAAGTAGAAAAACAATTCGATATGTATGTGAGCTGACCTTTGAAAGGGTGATAATCATGGAGATGAAAGAGCAGTTAATAAATTCTGTCATTCGTAACATGGAGCCTGAACTTGAAGTTAATCAACTTAAAATATTAAAAGAGGATTACTAATTAATTTACGAAAATAAGAAGTAGCAATTAGTCGCCACTTCCCATTTGTAATTATTAATCATTGAAAGGACATTTTAATGATTTTTTTTGAACATGTTTCACAAATAATTGGCGCATTTTCAAATTCAAGTTCTTTTCTTGCTTTCAACTGAGATGAACCTGATTTTGCAGGGAATCTCCATTTTGTCCAAACTAATTCATCGGTCAAAATTAATTTTCCACAATTGTTACAGTGAAAAGTTTTTTCTTTACTATTGAACATGATATCACCTCTTTCAATATGTCTATAAAAAAGTTTTGTAAACCGGGCTACCACTGAAAAAAATTAAATTCTTCTATTTTTTTGTACGGATTTTCTTAACAAAGTAAAAACCTAACCCAATTCCAATTATTGCTATGGAAAAAGTATATAAAACAAACAGCGACAAAATATCACCTCCATTAAAAGTTTAATTTAAAAAAATAAATATTTAATAATTGTACTATCAAGCAGGAAAATTGATAGTACAGTCTTTAAGACTATTAGCTACAGTTATTAGCCAAATAATTATCGATATAAATCTTAATTTTTTCAAAATCCTTTTTCCAAAAAAAATTAGCTGGGACCTCAATTATTGGAAGGTGATTTTTATTACAAAAACTAGGTAATGGCTTTGGGACTATCAAATAATCAACAAGATCTTCATCTCTAAGGTAATTTGTTGAAACATCGTAATAATTAGAAAAATAATTTTTAAGACTATCGTTATTTTTGTACGTTGGTCCGGCAAACATTGAAGCATAGTTTAACCCGGAGCAAAAGTTTAATACAAAGCATATTTTTTTCATTATTAATTCCCCCATTAATGCTAATAATAAACCTAGCAAATTACTTTGTAAATGTAAGCTTTGGTTAATGGGGCTATCACGTAGGAAAGGAAAAAGAAAAATGGATGAAATGCTTAAAAATGAGCTTAATAAGTTCGATGTAGTCGAAAGTCGTTGCGGCGGCGATGAATTGGAATACGTTTTAATTACAGACACAAAAAACCATAGAGAGGAAATAAACTATTTGCTTTGCGCGATAAACGCTTGGGCATATGTACCGGAAAGATTTTCACCATCAATGTATGAGTTTCTTAACTTCTGTGAGAAGGAGTGTACAGGATATCTAGATTTGACACATCTGATTTATAACTTCATTCAAAATGTTGATTTAGAAAAAATAGGATTTAACCAAAAGACGAATCAATGGGAATTAATTCCGTAAGCGGAGAATACAGAGGAGGAATCTAATTGGGAGATATGGGAAATTATTGGCGAGATGTTAAGCCGTATCTCAAAGAACGTAGGCAGAAACATGTGCAGCAAATGGGAAACTCTGCTAGTAGAAATATAGAAAAACTCGGTTATGACTTCAAACATTATCCTAATAATCATCAATTCGCTATCGAGACCAAAAAAGGAATCATTGATTATTGGGGCACAACAGGAACTTGGATCGATCGGGAAACTAAAAAAAGAGGTAAAGGGCTTGAGAGCCTTAGAAAATACTTAAGTCAATAAATGGAGGATATGAAGGAGGAAAAAATGAAGACATTGAAAATTTAAATGACTAGACGAGATAAAGTAAAAGTGGAACTTGATGAATCATATTTTACCGATGAATGGTTTGAAGAATTTAGAGAGTTTTTCTATGACTTTTATGATTTGGAACAGTTAGCCGAACATATCGCTTACAACATTGTCCATAACAATGCGACGTTTATTGAAGGCATAGGCACACCTCTCAGAGATGGTGAAAAGCCGTATTGGTTGAGCGAATCTGATGAGAAGCATCTCAATGAGCATGTGAACGTAGTCTTTAATCCATATGACACTGATGTTGAATACGAATAGTTCGGCAAATGACGGGTATAACGGAAATAGGCAGCGGACCGCGCGCTGCCATGAATAAAACTTGTTTTCCGTTAAGAGGTGCCATGAGAGAAATTTCTTTGCGGTCTTGATGGCACGAGAAAAAAGTATCATCAAGATTTGAATACGTAAAGAATATTCTCTTAAGAAGAGAATAAAAATATCAAGTAACCACGCCTATCAAGTCGGAAAGGTTGATGGGAATGAATAAATTAGAGGAAATCCTCAATAGCCCTGACAAATACAATCTGCCATCGGAAACGACGGATGGGCTCAGATCGTTACTGAGAGCCTTTGATACGAATCCGTTCTTTCCAATTGATAGATACGACTACGCCGAAATGCATTTGAGTCGGATGAAGCGATTAGGTCAGATTGAAAGTGATCTTATGCGAAGTATTCTAAATGATTTTTAAAAGGAGGAACTGGCTTGCCCAAAATATTAGATGCTTGTTGTGGTAGTCGGATGTTCTGGTTTGATAAGGAAAATCCAGATGTAACTTTTATGGATTGCCGTCAGTATTATGAAGAGCTGCCAACAGGCCACGTAATCAATGTTGATCCAGATATTGTTGCTGATTTTCGGGATATGCCTTTTGAAGATAGTGAGTTCGACATGGTGGTTTTCGACCCACCACACCTTATTCATGCAGGTGAAAGTTCTTGGTTAGCAAAGAAATATGGACGACTAGATGAACTTTGGCCAGAAGACATTCGACAAGGTTTCGCCGAATGCATGAGAGTTCTGCGGCCTTCAGGATCATTAATCTTCAAATGGAACGAGGATCAAATTCTTCTTTCTGATGTATTGAAAGCGATCGGAGAGCAACCGTTGTTTGGTAATAAACGAAGTAAAACCCATTGGTTGGTGTTTATGAAATAGTTCCGAGAACTCAGCGTATTAAAGAGAACCACTGAGCTAATCGAGTGATTCTCTCACCTTCATTATTTTAATGTAAGAAGACTTAGAGATAGACTGACCGCATTTTTTACAAGCGTAATCTCCAGTAGGAATACCATTAAAAAATTCTTTTTCATACTCATGATTACAGACTGGATCGCCTTTTTCTAAGTGTATTTTTCTCAATTTGAGAGCTCGTTCTAATTCAATGGGCATAGTATATTCACCTTCTGCTCATTATTTTACCACAAGCAATATTTAAAGGAATAAGAAAATAGATTTAATAAAAAGACTAATAAATCATCTTATAAATAAAAAAAACAAGTATTCATTTGTCTTTATAAGAATTATCTTGGATGAATTTGGCAACTTGTGAACGGATTTCATCAAAATTGGCAGTTTTGAATAGCTCATTTTCAATCCTTAACAATCTAGGAATCTGTTCTTGTGTGAAGTGCCTTCCGAACGATTTTGGGCTAATAATACAGTCTACGTGTTTACCACCTTTGTCATAATCTATGAATTTGTAATAAGAAGAAAATTCATTCACCCATTCTTCGTAAGTGTGTCCTGTAAGAGCTTCAAGTTTGTTTGGAAAAATAAAAGATAGCGTATACATTTTTGTCATCATACCCTTCTTGTCTTGACTAATAATATAGCATAAATTATTAGGATTTATATGATACAGAAAAATAGAAATGTTAACTAACTCAGCCGGCAGTAGCATAAAAAAGACTGCTTGATTATGAACAGGCAGCCATCAGGTTAGATTGATCAGAAAGTTATTTATCTAACTTGAGTATATTATACAACGTTAGCCCAAACAAAAAAAGACCGCTGGAGATTGGGTCAGCGGTCAATACACAGAAATGTTGAGAAGCAATTCGTATAGTAGAAGATTCTGTGTACAAAAATTATACCACAAAAAGACCGCTATTTAGTAGCGGTCAATGAGCCGGGATTTCTGATTGAAATTGTAGTTGTAAAAGGGTTTCAGCTCATCGGTTATATTGTACAACAAAAAAAGACAGCCGACCACTGGCTGTCTGAGAAAAAGAAACTTTCGTCTAGTTTCCGCTAGACAAAATAATTTTACCACAAAAAGACCGCAACCTATGAGGTGGCTGCGGTCAGTGAGCTGGACATTGAAAGGATCAATAAAAAAGGAGTACCAGCTCATATGTATTGTACATCAAATAAGAAGTGGAAGTGAAACATATGATACCGAAGTTTAGAGCTTGGGATGAAAGAGCAGGATTGACAGAAGTTATAAGCATTGATCTTTTAGAAAAAAAACTCAAGGTTAGTCATTGGGAATACGGAGTCTCTAATTATTTTCCTTTAGATGATATCGAACTCATGCAATCAACAGGCCTGAAAGACAAGAACGGCGTTGAGATATTTGAGGGGGATGTAGTTGTCGGACAACAACATCTGACTACCGATTCGAGTACTCCTTTTGAAATAAAAGGCTTGGTTAGATATTCAAAAAGAAACACCATGTTTTATTTAGACGAAAAGAGCTTCGGACATGATAAATTTATGAACTCATTAGGTAGTTCGATTTATCAGTTTGAAGTTATCGGCAACATCTACGAAAATCCAAATTTGTTGGAGGTGGAAGGATGAAAAAGAAAATTCTTGAGTTTTTAGCCGCAGCGTATCCAATATTTTTATTGGTAATGGGTACCATATGTTTGTTTAGAGAAAGCTGGGATAGATCGCTTTTATTCATATTGTTATATGCAGTTTGTTTAATTGGTGATCGCTTACGGGATATTCGTATTAGTATTAGCGCTTTATGGTATCGAATCTACCTAAGAAACAAAAAGGACGGCATCGAATAAATCCGGCAACGGAAGATACAGAGGAGGTTTCAAATGAGACGAACGCAATATTTAGTAAAAATCCTTGTTGAAGAGAAATTACCAGCTAACGATTTTAGGGAGTCCCATAACATTTATAGTTTTTCGTTTGTGAGCTCCAAACACCACAGACCTTGTATAGGTCTTGAAAAAGAAATAAGAGAGTTGCTGTGGAAGCCATTTTACGAGAGATATTTTACAGGAGGGCGCTACATCATTGACATGACGGCTAGATCTATTGCTCAAACGAAAGATATCAAAATTCCAAAAAAATATAGATGTTGAAGTTAGTCAACTAACGTCGCCAATAAAGGAGGTTTAGAAATGATATATCGAAGGATTCGATCGCAAATAGCGTTACAAAAAGATAAGATTGTCTCGCTTGAAGAAGAATTGAAAACAAAACAAAATCCAACTGCTCGAGAGTCCATAGAAAAATATATTAATAATGAGAGAAATACTCTAAACAGACTTTATGTTGAAGCTAAAATAAACGGCATCAAATTAAGTGACTCTGAAAAATAAGAAAGAGCAGCCGACCACTGGCTGCTCTAAAAAGGACTGTTACCCGACATAACAGTCCCTGAGCTAGTTGAAATATGCTTGCGCCCATTGAAGGAAAAGCCTAGCTCACAACGATTATATCACAAAAAAACACCAAGCTTTCGCTCAGTGCTAAACGTTATCTCATCCATAATATTATAGCATAGGAGCGATCGCCTTGGAACTGTTCGAAGAGATAGATGTAAGAGAAACAAAATTCAAAGCAAAACGAATACTAGCTTCATATCGTCGTTTGAGTAGGATCGCAGGACAGGACGAGATTAATTTGCGATCACCAATTATAAGCGATATGCCGAGAACACCGAGTTCATATACAAATAAATCAGAAGACGCTACGTGCATCAGAGTGGATGCAGAAAATGAATTGAACGAAATAAACGCAGCGTTAAACCGTATTTCACGAATAAGCAAAGAAATCATCTCGATGACCTTTTGTGAAAATGAAAAATTAACGGCATTTGCGATCGGATTAGAACTAGGATACTCAGAACGCAGCATTAAAGATTTAAAGGCAGAAGCATTATTAGAGTTCGCTGATGTATATAGAGATGGAAAATTAATCGTGACAAAATAAATTGCCCTTTTTCTGCCCTTTTTGTTCGGAAAAAGGTGTTAGAATTATATTATGAAATAGTATGGATACAGCAGTTTAGCTGTTGAAATAAATCGTGGTCTGCTGCACAGGCCGCAACAAATAAAGAATATATGAAGGAGGTGAACAGCCTCTTCTCGTAATTATTCTTAACGATCTGACGGCACACAAAAAATATAGAAGGAAGTGAATAGCTCCTCTTCCTTTAAACTTCACGTGCCGTCTTTATGTCACTGTGGCGGAAAGGGTAGACGTATAAGTAGCCATCACTAAAAACGTAGGGTGTTGGAGCTTATATGAGGGACGGATAGGTGACGACTCGGTTCGGTTCCCGAAGTGCAAGGTTCGAATCCTTGTCAGTGACTTAGGGAGGACTTAGTGAACTGGCCAACGCTAAGTATCTGACCCGAAAGCATATGCTAGGAGGTAGCTCCTCCGGTTGACGTGTAGCTCAGTTGGTAGAGCGCCTGACTTTTAATCAGGAGGTCGCTGGTTCGGATCCGGTCACGTCAGTAGCAACCGAGGGTGGTAGAGTCCGAAAGAAAGGACAGTAGGCGGGTCTCTATGAGACGTGTAGGTTGCTTAATACATAATCAAGATCGCTTCGGCGGTCTTTTTATTTTGGATACAAAAAAGACCACTGCTCGGCAAAGCAATGGTCTAATGCAGGATAAAAATTGGTTACAACTAAAGTTTACGACTTTATAACCTTCATGGCAACAAAATAGACCGCTGTTTCCGCAGCAGCCTAATAAAACAAATTTTAATTACCAATCGTAGAAAAAATATACCATAATAACGCTTACAATACATTAGAAGAGAGAACGAAAACAATTAGAGTTTAATTTTTCTTAGAAGCCTTTTTTTACAAAACAAACACAGATAGCGAGGTGGTGAGGTCGTGGCGAAAGGTAAATATCAAGAATGGATAACTGAAGATGGTTTATTAGTTCTCGAAGGATGGGCCCGCGATGGTCTTACCGATGAACAACTAGCCCACAACATAGGTATTGCTGCTGGAACTTTATACGACTGGAAGAATAAGTATCCTGAGATTTCTGAGGCCTTAAAAAAGGGAAAGGAAGTTGTCGATGTTCAGGTAGAAAATGCACTTTTGAAAAGGGCGTTAGGGTACCACTACACAGAGGATGAATACCTAGTAGTTGAAATGGACGACGAGGAGTATTGGCAGTCACTCGACCTCCATATCAAAGTGTTTAAGATTGAAAATCCCGAAGCAACTGATCTTGAAATTGAGAAGGAAAGATTATCATTTTCTCGATTTAAAAAAATATTGGTTAAACAGAAGACTAAAGAAGTAGCGCCAGATACTACTGCACAAATTTTCTGGTTAAAGAATCGTAAGCCAATTGAATGGCGTGACAAACAGGTAATTCAACATGACGGAGAAGTGAAAATAAATAATCCTTACGCTGGTTTAACCACCGATGAATTGAGGCGATTAGCCTATGGCGATGATGGTTGATCTTCAAAAAGTTAAAAAAGATGCTCTGATGGAGTTGGCGAGAAGAAATTACGCGGACTTCTTTTTTTATACTCACAATGGGATGAAGCCTTTGAAACATCAGCTATATATTTCTCCTTACCTGGATCGCATTTCGGATGGTGAGCAATTGTTCATTATAGTTGAATTACCGCCACAACATGGAAAGTCAACATATATAACAGAGACATTTCCAACCTATTTTTTGTGTAAGAATCCTGATAAGCTTGCGATGGTAGTGTCTTATTCGGAAGAGCTTTACAAGAAGTTTGGACGAAAAAACAGAGAACTTTTCAGACTGAATAGTGATATTTTGTTTGAATTGAAATTAAGTTCTGAAACAGCAAGCGTCTCAGAGTGGGGGATTGAAGGTCATCAAGGACAATTGTATTGTACATCTATTTTAGGTGGCGCAACAGGTCGCGGAACAGATCTTTTGATTGTAGACGATCCTGTAAAAAACCGTGCTGAAGCAGAAAGTAAAACGATTCGAGACAAGATATATGCTGAATGGCAAGATACATTTTATTCTCGTTTATCTGCAAATGGGTCAGTGATCATTATTATGACTCGTTGGCATGAAGATGATTTAGCAGGTCGATTACTTAGAGAAGCCCGATTACCTTGGGTCGAGATTAAGATACCAGCGATTGCGGAAGAAAACGATTTGTTAGGCCGTAAAGTAGGCGAAGCACTAGCTCCTGAAATTGGTAAGGACGAGGAGTGGGCAGAGCAAACCAAGGCTGTTACCGGCTCTCGTGGATGGGCGTCATTGTATCAACAAAGGCCTACACCAGCTGGTGGCGACATCTTCAAAAGGTCATGGGCGAAATATTATGTTCCATCAATTGAAATGAAGGTAAAACTAGGACTAGGTGACGATGTTAAAGTTATACCAGAATATTTCGATATACAAGTTCAATCGTGGGATTGCACTTTTAAAGATAAGGACACTTCAGATTATGTAGCTGGTCATGTATGGAGTAAAAAAGGCTCGGATTTCTTTTTGATAGATCGTATACATGACAGAATGGGCATTGTTGATACCATGAAATCAATTACTTTGATGACCGCAAGACATCCATCTGCTAAGGCGAAATTAATTGAGGACAAAGCAAATGGAACAGCAGTTATCGAAATGTTAAGAAAGCATATTTCTGGGATGGTTCCAGTAAATCCTAAAGGCGGGAAAGAAGTGCGAGCCTATGCAGTTGCGCCTTTTTTGGAAGCAGGGAATGTTTATTTACCCCATCCACTCTGGAAATCCTGGAGTGATGAAATTCTTGACGAGATCGAATCGTTCCCAAATGGTGCACATGATGATGATGTGGATGCAATGTCACAAGCATTAGTGAAATTAGACAGAGGGATATCCAATGGTCCAAAACGTAGAGAAAGAAAAACCGCATTTTAGGAGGCGATGAATTGACTTCGAGAATAATCAGTGGTGGGAAAAGTGGACTTATTCCCAAAGTATTGAAAAAAAACAAAGTTTCAATAGAAAAGAATAGAAAGCTTACATTTAAATCAACTGGAAGTGTTGAACAGAACAGAGATTTGACGCTACTAACTCCACCCTACGATCTAGCAACGCTAAGATCAATAACTGAGATATCTGATATTTTAAATCAATGCATTGAAGCATATGTTACCAATGTCGTGGGTTTTGGCATGGGAATAAGGTATAAGGTGGATGACTTAGAAGAATCTGAAGCGATGAAGTCTGAGTGGAATCAACTGGAAGCATTATTGACTGAGCTTTCTTTTGAAAGACCAGCAAAGGAAATTGTAGAGGAAGTAATAAGTCATGTTGAAGAATGCGGTAACGGATTTTTAGAAGTTATTCGTAATGCTAAAGGTGAAGTTGTAGGGATTGACTCTATTAAACCTGAATATATGTCAGTTACAAAGTTAAATAAGGTAGTTAACGATAACGGGCAGGATATTAAAGTACGTTATTTTTGTTTCCGTGATCCGTTGATGGACTCAGCAAAAGAGAGTGGAACTTGGTACAAAACTTTTGGTGACCCTACACCGCTAAATGAAAATGGGTCAGTTAGAAAAGCAGGAAATGGAACTGCGACCGAAGTTATTCATTTAAAGATAGGCGATTTTCAGGAACCATACGGTACTCCAAGATGGATCGGTCCTTTAATAAAGATACTTGGCAATAGAAAAGCTGAAGAGTTGAATTATCGCTACTTCACTCAAGGCAGACATATTCCATTAGCAATTCTTCTTGAAAACGCACAATTGACGGAAGCGTCAGAAGCTTCGTTACAAAGCTATGCAAATGGTATAGGTTCTGAAGGTGAAAGTCAGCATAAATTCTTGATTATTGAGGCTGAAAAGTTAGGCCCGACTGATGAAATGGTTTTTGATGAGAATAAAGATAAACCTGCGATCAAATTGGAAAAACTTTCAGATGTATTACAGAAAGATGCATTATTCCTTGAGTACGATAAAAATGTCATTGCTGCTGTGCTCTCGGCGTTTAGGCTACCGCCCATCTATGTTGGGTTATCGACTGACTACAATCGTGCGACCGTCGAAACGGCAAAAGAATTGACAGAAGAACAAGTTTTTCAATCGTTACGTGAAACGTATGAGTGGCGAATCAACTCGTTATTTCGAGAATATGATTTCAAATTGGTTGAAGTATATTTCAAAACATCAAACATTGTGAACATGGAAGATATCAAAGCGATTCTTGATCCAGCTATTAATGCAAATGCAGTCGCTCCAAACGATTTAAGAGACATTGTTGGAAAGGTACTTAACAAGCCGTTGGAAAGTTTTGATGGGGATCAGTACAATTTACCTTCCAATAATCAATCAAATCAAAGTATATTGCCAAACAGCCAAGCATCATCAACAGCTATAGATGTGGGGCAACTTGAACCAGGCGAAACCAATGCCCTCGGGCAAACCGTTCAACAAGTATCACTAAATGGTGCTCAAATTACATCGTTGGTAAATATCGTTCAGGCAGTAGCTAGTGGAAAACTGCCACGAGATAGTGCATTGCAAATGATAACAGCTGCATTTCCTTTTGATGAAGAAAAAGCGAAACAAATTCTTGGAGATTCTGACTTCAAAATCAATGATGAAGGTATTCAAAAAGCTTATGGGGATTCACCAACAAGTGATTTGGCTGCTGCTGTACGTCTTTTGATCAAAGAGGTGAGGTCATAAGATGAATGAAACTCAATTGATTGAATTTGCATTTCTGATCAAGGAAGAGGAAGACAAAGAACTTAAAAATCTACTGGAAAAGGCTGAGTATCAGTTTATTGATTTACTAATGAAGTACATTCTGCTGATAGAATCAAGAATCGAAAATGCTTTTCAGACAGATTATGAAGAGTTGCAAGTGATTATCGATAAGATTACCAGTAAATATAAGAACAAGCCGCCTAGTGAAAATAGAATAAAGCGAGCAATGAAAAAGCGCTCTTTTGATTCGACGATGAAAGATGACATCGTTCTAGAATTAGAAGCAGCGTTTTTTGCGTTACTAGAGGCGTTTAAAAACGAGTATGACAGTGATTTACCCTTCGATGAAAATTCAGAGGCATACAAAGAGCTAAAAAAATGGCTAAAGAATTTACCGGAAATGTTGCGAGAAACAACAGATAGCGCTGTCAATCGTGAACTGGACAAATACTACGGAAAAGACGACGAGGAGAAAAAGAAAGGCATTTCCTTAGCGGAGCTAGCAGTTTTTGGATATGTTCGCGCTCGATCAATCGCTATTCTTGAGATTCTGCGGATGTATGGAGGTTCTCAATATGAAGCTATGATGTTAAACCGCCATGTGATAGGGAGTACCTGGCGCCATGCTGCCGGTGTTAAGGAACCGCGAGAAGCTCATGTTGCGGTCGATGGCTTAACAGCTGCCAAAGGAGAGTATTTCTATATCAACGGGACATTCATTCGATATCCTCGTGATCCTTTAGCTCCGATTGAGGAAACTATCTACTGTCACTGCTGGCTTGATCCGATATTTGATCGTTCAAGAAATGAAATTGAATATGAGATTGAAAAACCGCCAGTGGATTGAGGAGGAAAATTATGGTTAAGACAATTTTAGGCGTTTTAATATTAACCACATTAGGAGCATTTTCTATCTATATCACAGCAATTATCCTCAAGGAAATGGTCAAACAATTAAAAAAATAGGGAGTTGTTCAGTTATGGAGAACCAAGAAAGCCGCAGTAACTTTCAACCGATGACACTGACTAGCCTACTATTGCTATTCCATAAAACACATTTGGACCTTCTTGATTACGAACGGAAACCTCCTGATGATTCAAATGCAAAAGACGATCGACAGTCTTTGCCAGAAAGGACAGGTGATCCGGCTTGAAGCCATATCTAATGAATCAAGAATATCGAAAGGTGGTGATAAAATGCGAAAACTAGAAAACGTTAAAGTTACACATGTGTCTTATGTTGATAAAGCGGCGAATAAGAAATTATTCTTCCTGACTAAAACAGAAGGTGAACCTACATTTGAAACATCCGTCAAACTCGTGACTAAGGCTGATGACCCGCAAAAGCTCGTTTATGGTGTTGTTTATGAACCTGAAACCGAAGATGCTCATGGTGATTATATGGACGCTGAGACAATCGAAAAAGCGGCGCATAGTTTTATGGAATATTACCAGCAAATCGACAAACAGCATGACTTTACAACCAGTGCTGGTAAGGTAGTTGAAAGCTATGTTGCACCAGTTGATATGACAATTGAAGATACAACGATCACCAAGGGAACATGGGTCCTTGTGACTAAAGCAACTGACGAAATGTGGGAAGATATCCAAAAGGGTGAATTCACCGGATATTCATTGGCCGGAACAGCTGAAGTTGAAGAAGTCAAAAAGCAAACGACAAATAATTTCAATCGTAGAAAAACCTTCCGCGATGTGAATGGAGCTATTGAAGCGTTTCAATCCGCTGCGTGGTCTATTTTAGACAACTATTCGTCCGATGATGCAGAGAAAGTCACAGAAATTCAATCAGAAGTTAGTGAACTGTCTTCATTGATAGGTACTATCCAAACAACTAAATCAGTAACAAAACAGGGCGTGGTCAAAGGGATCAAGTCCTTTTTTAATCCGAAAAAATCAAAGGAGGAAAAAGATATGACAGAAGAAGAATTACAAAAAGCTTTGAGTGAAGCGCTGACACCGATTTCCGAACGCTTAGAGAAATTAGAAAATCCGAAGTCTGACAATGGTGACGAGTTAACAGATGAGGAAAAAAAGAAAAAAGAAGAAGAGGAAGCCGCTGCTGCAAAGAAAAAGGTAAAAAAAGAATCCTTCACTGCTGAAGATCTCACCAAAGCAGTTCAAGAAGCGGTAGCTCCTTTGAATAAAAAAGTTGAAGCGCTTGAAAAAACTCGTTTCAGCAACAATCAAGAACAAAATTACACAACAGAAGTAGAAAAATCGGCAGTCCCGGATTATGTAAATGCCGTTTTTCCAATTTCTGAATAAGGGAGGAAAAAATAAATGGTAAATGTATTATCTAACGAAACAATTTTAAAGCAAATGTCTGCTATTCAAAAAGCAGGGAATAATGTAACATTGCGCGATGACAATGCTCGTGCATTCGTTTTAGACGCAATCTCGTCTAGTGCTACTTTGCAAAAATTATATGTCCACTTTGCAAATTCGGGCACTGGATCAATCGATAAATTAGGTGTTAAACGTAGAACACTGAAAAAACACAAAGGTACCTTAACTGAACCAACGGGAACGGATATTGCTGAAGAAAATGAAGTGAAGTTTAATCTGTCACCTTTGTATTTAGACACTTGGATTGAAAATAGCAACACATTTTATACTGCTCGCACACGTGGACAAGATGTTCGCCAAGCTTTATTGTCATTAATGCAAGCACAATTTGCTGCTGATACACAGGATTTAGCGTACAACGGTGATGAAACTGAAACAGATGCATTCTTAAAATTACAGGATGGGTTTATCGTTCAAGCAAAAGCAAATGCGGCAGTAAAACACAACTTTACTAAACTCCCTAAGATCACTACATTGACGAAGGTGATTGGTGAATTTCAAGACAAATATATCAATAGTACATTTGTTTGGCACATGTCACGTTCGACAAATGCTCATTATGTGGCTGAAATTCAAAATCGTCAAACTAATTTAGGTGATGCAACTATCACTGATGGGAAAGTAACTATGATCTCCGGTTATCCGGTTGAAGTGGTAGATAATATGAAAAATGGAGTGATTCTATTTACACCTTTTGAAAACTTAGCTACTGTTTGGGGGTTAAACGTTACATTAACAACCGCTGCTGCAGATTCGGTTTCTGTCGCAAAACAAGCAACATACCACTTTATGCTTGAAGATATTGATTTTGTCATCCGTGAAAATAATATGATCGGATATATTGATGGATCTGGTTCAGAGGATGAAGATACATTTATTCCTGCAGGTTAATCTAAGAAAGGCTGATGTAAAGTGAACCGTTATAAAGTAAAAAAAATGTTCCGAGACGCTCGTACTAATGAGATTTATAGTGCAGGCGTTTTAATTACAATAACAAAGGATCGTGCAGAAGAAATCATTGAAAAATTAGGTTCAGACTTTATCGAGTTGGTCCCCGAAACACCAGGACAAATTGACGATTTTGTTCAAGAAGCCATTGACAAAGAGACGGCTCCTTTAATTGAAGAAATCAATCAACTACGAATGGAGTTGTCGATGGCTCAAACGAAATTAGCTGCGAAAGAAATACCGCCTGCTGTAGAACAAGCGCCAGACAGCTCAACTATTGAAGAATTTCCCAAAATGATCAGTCGAGGTCATTACGAGTTATCTAACGGTGAATCATTCGACGGTAACAAGGCCGCTGCCGAAGAAGCTGAAAAAGCTTTAGTAAAGTAGGTGAGTAATATGGCCCAAGCATATGTTGATGAACCTTATTACACTGACAAATTCGAGGGAACTTCTGTCAATGATGGCGAGTTCTCTCGTTTTTCGAAGCGTGCAACTGAAATAGTTGATGCGTTAACTGAGTATCAGATTCCGAAGATCGGTTTGGATAAATTTTCCGATGGCGTTCAAGAACTCATTAAGAAAGCCTGTTGTGCTCAGATCGAGTATTACCAAATCGAAGGGATAGACGTAGATATAACAGGAACACCAAAAAGTTCACTGGGATACTCCATCGGAGACTACAGCCGTTCTGCAAGTGGTGTATCTACTGGTCGACAAGCCGGGAGGGTTGCACCGTCATGCTTGATGTTTCTGGAAGGAACAGGACTCCTGCGAAAAAGGAGTGTGAGAATTGGTGTTGTTTGATGATTTACTGATTCATACATGCGAGCTTACGTTGCCTGGTGAAAAATATGTAGGTAAAGATGATTGGGGGCGCCCCATCTATGAAAAACATGCACCTAAAACTGTCAAATGTCGATACATGACAAAAAAAGTCTATGTACGAAATTCATCAGGAGCAGATCGAGTGATAGAAATGAGTTTACATCTAACTCCTGATACAATAGTCGATCCGCAAATGATTGTTGGGAACATTAAGGATGATAAAGGGAACTTGCTCACGACAGCGAAACTTGAAGTGGATGCTATCACGTCTCATTACGATGATCGCACGCTTCATCATTACAAAATCTTATTAAAGGGTGCTGAGTAGTATGAAGAAGAAAATTCAGTACAAGTCGAAATATGCAGCGGTGTCAGTCTCTCTTGATTCTGATTCGATTGGCGGCCTAGGATCGATGAAAGAGGCTAGAAAAGCATTGGTTTCTGAAATGGCAAAGGAGTGGGCCAAGAGCGCGAAAGAAGTAACGTCTGCTGATAATCACATTGATACGGCAGCGTATATTAACTCGCTTGGTTTCATTACTCACTATTTAGGTCCAAGTGGTTCTGCTGTTGGTCCAATTATTCATGAATGGGAAGAAGCGGAAAATAGAACGACACTCAAGACTGGTTCGGGTGTTCCATATGCGATTTATCTAGAAGGGCGTTACAACATTTACGCAAGAGGGCTTGAAAACGGCATGGACCGCATGATCAGTTCTGGTATGGCCGCAATGAAGAAAGTTTTACGAACATAGAAAGGAGTAGCTCGATGGATTTTGTTGATGCTTCAAGCAGTATTCGGGATTTCCTGAAGGCTGCTTTTTTTGATGAATTCAAATCGTTTAGAACTTGGAAAATTGAAGCTATTGCACCACTTCCTTGTCTTTTAATCAAGACGATAGGGAAAAATACCATCCAACTTTTAGTACGCTCAGAAAGCGATATAGAGGCATTGGAGAAGTGCACAGATGTCGGTAATTACTTGAAAAGGAACTTTTCTGATATAGAGGGTGTCAATGTCTTTGATATTGATTTTCAAATGTCAGCAGTTCCGAACGTTGATGAAACAACAGGGAAAGACGAAGCATGGTGCTACTTGTACATCAATTATTTTGAAAATTAAGGAGGAATCATTTTGGCAGGAAAAGAACAAGAAAAAAAATCAGAATCAAAACAAGTAAACTCAACTACCAAGGAATCAAAAGTTAAAGTAATAGCTAAATCGAATTCTGGAGATGGCACAACATTAAAAGTAAAAATCCAAGGAATTCCAAACGAGATTATTCATGGAGAAATTCTTGAATTGACCAAAACGAAATTACAAAAACTGAAACTTTCTAGCTCGTCATGGAGTTATGAAGAAGTTGAAAAGAAGGAGGAAGATAAATAATGGCTAAAGATCAATTTTATCGTTTTAATAAAAAAGATATTCAAGGTGGCGCTGGACGATTAATCATTGGAGAAGACACTGAGGTTCGTCCAACTAAAATTTCAGATATTATGGATATGGACACATATGAGTTGAAACCTGGATTTCGTGATTTAGGTGGTACAAACGAAGGAATCAATCGTTCTCGCGGGAATGAAACCGAAGAAGTTACAATCGATCAATCAGTTACGCCGATTGATACTACAATTTCAGGCTGGTCTAATACTATTGGTACTACATTGATGGAAACTTCAATCGATAACCGTGCTTTGGCTTGGGCAGGTGGTAATATTACTGAAACGGCAGCAGTTTTGGGAACACCAGCGACGCTTGCAGCTGCAGTGAATAAAGGAACTAGAAAAATTAAAGTTGCAGCTGATAAGGGTGTTGATTTTGAAACAGTTAAATTTGCTAAAATCGGTGATGAAACCATTGCGATTGCGCAAGTTTCTGGAGATATTATAACTTTGAAGAAAGGTGTAACAGCTTCGTATACGGTGACTGATACACTTACCCCTGTCGAAGAGCTAGGGACCAAAACAATCTCATATGGTGCACCAACTTCTGTAGATTCGTACAGCCTGACCTTAATTGTTAAACGTAAGGATGAATCATTCTTGATGGTTCATTATTATGAAGTTAAAATCAGTGATAATGTTGAAACGAATCATGGAAAAGAAAAAGCAACTCTCCCTGTTTCGTTTACATCATTCGCTCAAGACGATCTACCAGAAGATGAGAATGTATTCATTGAAATCGAACAAGTAATGTAACTTTTTGGCCTTGCAATTTTGCAGGGCCTTTTGCTTTGTCTAAAAAAAGGAGAAGAATATGACTGAAAATACAACAGTAAATCAAATTAATAGTGTAGTAACTGAAATGAAAATGGTGGTTTTAGGTGATGGAAGTACAATTCCTGTTCCACGTTTAACAAACAAGAAGGTATTGCAGCTGGTCAAATTTGTTGCAGGAGATGGAATGATCATCTACAGCAAATTTACGGATTGGCGAAAAGATCATACAGAAGTAAATCCAATTTTGGATGATGATGGAACACAAAAAAAGGATGATAAAGGGAATCCTTTATTTAATACTAAGTTTCCAACAGTTGAAGAAGGAGTCGATTTTTTCCTTTCTGAAGTACCTGATGAAAAAATTGCTAAAATTTTGGCAATTCTTTTGGATAAAACCGCTGAGGAAACAGAAGAAATGGATTTCTTTGACACTTCATTGATTGTTGCTGAATTTTTAGCCAATACGCCTATTGAAAAATTAACATCTTTGATAAAAAAGATTCGCCCGAAATTCCGCACTATGAGCAAAGAAGAAGTGAAAGAAGCGACTCAGAAGGAACATACGGAAGAAACGGGCAAAGCATCAGTAGTGCCATTGAATCCTTCGCCACAAGCTTAATTGAACAAATTCAATATGTTTCTTACTTCTATTCTTTTTCGGAAGAATATGTATTAGATCAGACGTTCGGTTGGCTGAAAAGAAAATACGAATGGGGAAACAAGAGAGAGTATAATTCACGCCGGTCAAGACAATACGAAATTCAAATGGCGATAGTTGATTCAGTGAGTATGTTCATGAGTAACCTGACTGGTGGAGATGGCTATGAGTCAATCTTGATGAAGCCTTATGAAGAAGCGATTGAAAAGTCGAAAGGTCAGCTAACCGAGTCTGCTAACAATGATGGTATTGACACAACTCAATGGTGGCAAGGAAGCAAAAACAATGAAAATAATGGTTGAAGCTGAACTAAAAGAAATTAGTGATTTGCTCCAATCCATTGGTACCAACACGAAGCAGTCAGAAATATTTCTTGATACGAAAAAGAAAAGTGATGTTTGTTCAAAAAAAACAAAGAATGGGGATGAATCAATGCAATACGCCACAATGATAATCAGCTCATTAACGCTAATTTGTCTTTTGTACCTAATTCATTTTTTTAAGAGACATAAGTAATTCAATATTTTGGTCCTTTTTAAAAATGCCAGATCGAGAAATAGTCAAATTAACTTTAATTTTTGGTGTTATTGGATTTACGTAGTAGCTGAAATACGTCTCTGAATTTGGCTGCAAATTTACGTAGTTTTCAAAAGGATTGGCGTACCAATACTGACCAATTATATCGGGAATCTTTGTTTCATTTATTCCATAACCATTATTTATAGTGGTAAAAGTTTGTGTTGGTTCAAAGTCACTAATTAAATTTAGAGGTTTATTACTTAAATCAGTAATGTTTAACTCGATTAATCGAAGTGTTGAGGATGAAAGATTTTGTACAGTAAATCCCAAAAGAAAGGGATCGTTTTTCCTTCGATCATAGAAACCGTCAACGATATCGATTTCAACTTTATTCTGAAGATGAGTATAAATGATTGCATAAATTGCAGCGACTAAAGCAAGTAAGGCAATTACAAAATTCCAAAATTCTAACGACTTTAACATGATAATACCTTCTTTCAAAGAAAATTAACTATAAATATTATACCAATAAAAAATACATATAGAAGGGAGTTGAGCGAATGTCAGAAGGTAGTAAAGGAACTAAAGTTGGCGGTGCCTATATAGAAATCTCGGCGGATTCCGCACCAGCAGAGAAAGCAGTTGCCACGTTCTTTAATTGGTTCACAAGAACTGGTGAAGCTGCGACTGATTTGGCAAGTAGAATTAGTAATACAGTCGAGACTGCAAAGGATCTAGGCGAAAAAGGTAGCCAATCTGCAAAAACAGTTTCGACAGGCTTTCAATCTATGACACAGAAAATGAAAAGTGCAAATGCAAGTTTATCGGCTGATTCGAAAAAGAATTTCGAACAGATTAAAAGCGATGCAAAACTGTCTTACTCGGAAATGACGAAAGACAGCAAAGCGATGAATCAAGCACTAGTCATTTCTATGAAAAGCAGTCTTTCGAATTTGAAATCAAGTTTTACTGATCTGAAAAATGGCTTCAAGACAATCGGAAATTCATTATTAGACTTGATCAAGAAACCGGTAGATAAGGTAATTGAACTACCAGGCACTATTCAACGCGCGATGAAATCTATTACTGGTTTTGTTAGCTCAGGCTTTGCTCAAGCAAAAAATCAAGCAATATCACAGATACAGTCTATCCCTACAAAAGCAAATCAAGTCTTAAATAGGACAAAGGATGTTTTTGTAACTGGATTTAATTCTGTTGTTAATTCAACAGCCGGTGCAGTATCAAAAATCGGAAATGGACTATCTCAACTTCCTTCTAAGGCAGCGAATGTTGCTTCAAACATGAAGACTGGATTTATTAATGGGATAAAGAACATTCCCAATGTTACATCAAATATTTGGCAATCTGTAAAAAATGGCGTGAAATCAATTGCTGATCATGCTAGCAGTTCTGCTAACTCTGTCAAAAATAGTCTGTCAAATGGTTTTAAATCTGTTCTAGACCGTGCCAAATCCATTTTTCCAAATATTAAAAATCAAATAAAGTCTGGCGTTGACGATCCTTCAAAGAATGCAAAAAAATCAATTGAGGATATCGCAAGTTCAATAGCTTCGATCGCAATCGTCGCAAAAGTTTTTGATGTTCTAAGGGATTCTATAGGCAGAGCTATTGATCGTATTGACACAATTGATACAGCGACTAAATCATTAACTGTTCTGACTGGCAGTGCCGGTATGGCCAAAACAGTCATGGATGATCTAGCTGCTGCAATTGAAGGAACACCAATAGCACTGAATGATGTTGCAATGGGTGCGAAAAAAATGGTTGCAGCTGGTATGGAAGGCACGAAAGTAAAAGGTGTGTTCCAGGCAATCGCCGATGCTGCTTACGGCGTTGGTAATGGTGCTGAATCAATTGATCAGATTACAAGCGCGATTGCTGGAATGCAATCTGCGGGCGTTGTCTATGCTGACGATATCAATAGGTTGGTTGATGCTGGTATTCCTGCTTGGCAGATATTAGCAAATGCTAGCCAAAAATCTGTAACCGATATGAAAGAAGCTGTTTCTGATGGAACCCTTTCTGCTGGAGATGCTATTGAAAATCTTCGTAAGGGTATTGAAGAAGGAACGACTGGAGTAGCCGGTACAACAGCTAAGATGGCAGGTCTGGCTAAAACCGCTGGAGATACTCTATCTGGTTCAATGGCCAATTTCAGAACGGCTATCACTACAACTATTGTTAAAGGATTAGAACCTTTCAAAAAAGTTGCGATTGATGCATTAAGTTCTGCGACCGCTTCAATGAAATTATTTAGAGATAATACGATTGGATCTGAAAAAGTCCAAGAAGTATTAGCTTCGATTGCTAAAGCATTGGAAAAAATTGGTAAATCAGCAAACCCTGTAATTTCTATTATTAAAGGATTATTTGCTGCTATGAGTTCATATGGCGGGTTAGTATTACTGTTTGCAACACTGATAAAATTCGGTAAATGGCTCTTGAAATTTGTTGAAATTGCATCAGCAAATCCATTTATTATCATTACAGCGGCCGTAATAGGTTTAGCAGTCGCAATAACTGATCTCTACAAACGTTCCGAAAAGTTCAGACAATTAGTAGCTCCATTGATTAATTTAGTGAAAAAGCTCGGCGAAACATTTTCTGTTGCTGCTAGTGCAATTCAGGGTTCATTACAACTCATTTTTGTTGGTGGCGATCGTAAGAAGACTGAAGCATTAAGACAAAATTTAAGTCGCATTCTTCCACAACAAATCGCCAATGAGATTATCGATCGACTTACTTCCATGAATAAAGCATTTGCCAAATTCAAAGAAGTCGTAAGTGAAAGAGTAAGTACTGCCGCAAGCGCGATCAAAGGTAGCTTCGAAATGATTTTCTCCAGCGGTGATCGAGGAAGAACTGAAGAACTTAAACAAACGTTATCTCAGTTATTTCCGCAGGAAACTGCTTTTGCAATAGTCGATCGATTGACCATTCTACACAAAGCGTTCGATAATTTAAAAAAAGCGGCGACTGAAAAAGTACAAACTTCAGCAACAATCATTAAATCTAGTTTTGATCAAATCTTAAATGGTGGAGATCGAAAACAGTATGAAGACTTAAAGTTAGCTTTGTCAGATATACTTCCACAAGACTCTGTAAATAAGACCATGGATCGTATTACTGTCATGCATGAGGGTTTGGAAAAACTCAAAAATGGATTCAAGATTGTCAAAGATGTGCTAACTGGTGGGTTGGATCTTCATTCCTTCTCAGATGCTATCAACTCCAGCATGTTCAGTCCAGAAACAATAAAACGTTTTGAAAAGTTTTATGAAATTGTTCAACTAATCAAACGAGCCCTAAGCGGTTTAAGTTTTGTTGTATCTGGAAATATAACAAGTTTTGAAGGGTTGAAGAATCTTCTGGGCGATTCATTCAGTGATAAACAACTTGAAGTTATTTATCGATTAGGCGAGGGAATCAGAAACTTTGTCGATGGGACAAAAGAGAAGTTTGCTCAATTCAAAGAGGCGATCAATAAAGCATTTGATGGGGACTTTGGACCTCTAATGGAAATCTTCAAACAATTATTACCAAAGATTATCGCAATTCTTATTGGTGGAATTCCCGGTTTGATCATAACGGGCAGCAACTTGATTTCGAAATTAGCTGAGGGCATGGGGACTTCTATTCCTGAACTCTTAGAGAAAGTATCCGAAGTTATATTAAACTTAGTTACCTCATTTACTGAGATTTTGCCAAAAATGATTGAAATTGGCATAAATATTCTTGGTGGAATTATCCAAGGTATTATGCAGACAATCGTACCCTTAGCTCAAGCAGCTATTACAATCGCATTTACGATTTCAAAGACAATTATTGAAACTTTACTTTCAGTTCTACCTCAGTTGATTGAATCCGGTATCACGATTTTGACTTCTATCATTACTGGAATTATTCAAATGCTTCCAAACCTAATTAGCGCTGTCATATCTGTTGTGGAAATGATCCTTACACTAATAGTTACATACCTTCCAAAGATCATTGAGGCAGGTATGAATATCTTAGTCGCACTAATTGGTGGGATTATGATGGTACTTCCTCAATTATTGGAAGCAGCTTTCAAATTGATTATTTCGATAGTGACAATATTGATTCAAAGCCTTCCAAAATTAATCGAGGCAGGAATTAAAATCTTGGGTGCTTTGATCCAAGGTATTATTCAAATTTTACCGAAACTCATTGAAACAGCACTTAAGCTTATCATCACGATTGTAGCGATCTTGATTCAGAATTTACCAACGATCATAGCGGCAGGTGTCAAAATACTACTAGCTCTTGGAAAAGGTATTTTGAACACAATTGGTGTTCTGGTTAAGATGTTACCGCAAGTCATTGGCGCAATTTTTAAAGCTTTTGGTGATATTGAATGGGGTAAAATCGGTAAAGATATTATCCGTGGTATCGTTAAAGGGATAACAGATGCGGCAAGTTCAATTAAGAAATCGGTAACCGATGTTGCTGGGAATGTGGGCAAATGGTTTAAAGATAAGCTGAAAATCAAATCTCCATCTCGTGTAATGATTGGTATTGCAAAATGGATTCCTGAAGGCGTAGCAGTCGGAATCGATAAAGGCTTGCCTATTGTCGAAAATGCTATTTCAACTATGACAGACATGATGACTAAGGCAGTTAAAGATTCTGAACCTATTGGTTTATCAAGTGATGTTATTGCGACTGAAAGCTACGGAATGCCTGATGCTACTCAAATGCAGGCGTCAGCTCAACAAGCTTCAAAAGCTGGTAATCAAGGCATGGCGGATTCAACGCCACAGTTGCTCCAGACAGCTTTAAATGCGGCTAATGGTATTCTAGGACAATTTAGTTCAATTAGCCCTTCAATGGTCACTCAGGGCGCCGATTGGCTAACTAACTTCATGAATGGATGGATCTCTGTTTTACCAGCAATGATTACCAGTGTTCAGACTTTCATTGCCCAATACGCAACGTTAATAACTAATCAAAATAATCCAAACTATCAAATGGGAAGAACCTGGATGCAGAACAAGTTGAATGGATGGAATAGTCTCTTTTCAACATTCATTACGACTGTGAGAAATTTCTGCAATCAAGTATTGAATCTATTGCGAAGCTTTTATAATGCGATGTTCCAGACTGGTAGAACATGGCTTCAAAATCTACTAAATGGTTGGAACTCACTTTATCAAACATTCATAAATCGTGTGAATCAACTTGGAAATGACGCTATCAATAATTTACGATCGAAGTCGGGCGGCTTTAATAGCGCTGGACGTTTTTTGATGCAATCGTTGATAGACGGCATTAATTCTATGGGCGGTTCTCTATCTGCAACAATGAATAGCGTTGCGAATAAGATGGTTGGTGGTATTGGTAAAGGTGTTAATGGGGTTATCGGCGGTGTTAACTACGTTCTAAAAGAGGTTGAATCCGACAAGAAGTTAGGAAACTGGACTGTTCCACAATATGCAAAAGGAACTGATGGGCACCCTGCTGACGGTCCTGCATTGATCAATGACCAAAAAGGATCCAAGTATCAAGAGATTGTTCAAAATCCCGATGGTTCCACGTTTATGGCAAAAGGTAGAAATTCTTTGGTTTGGTTGCAAAAAGGTGCGAAAGTTCTTAATGCCACGATGAGCGAACGTGTGTTGAAAGTAAGAAATACTCTTCAAAATATTGTTCCTAAATATGAAGATGGTGTTGGCGATTTTGATATTTTCGACCTCATAGATGATGAGGGAGCCTTCAAAAAACTTGTTGATCAGCGTGTAGATTATAACAGTATCGTAGAACCTTGGAGAAACATGACAAAAGCAGGCGTTAAGTTGATGACAAGTGCGGCCTATCCTTTTTCACAAAAACAAGTTGAGGATGCGTATGGTGGCGGAAGCTTTGATGGAGCGATGAATGCCAACAATGTATACCAATACTTAGTGGATATTGCACAAAAGGTCATGTCAAAATTCGGAGGACTAACTATTACTTCTGGTTATAGACCGGGTGATCCTTATTGGCATGGTAAGCATCAAGCGTTAGATATTTCCGGTTATCCGTACGGAAGCCCACGATACACGGAAGCTGCCAACTGGGCATTTGAGAAGTTCCCTAAACAGATTGCTTATGTGATTACGAATGGTAGAGTACGTGACCGTGTGGGGATGTCAGGTCAAGCTGCAACAGGACAATGGGTCCCATGGCCAGACAATGATCATTATGACCACATACATTTAAATGGTTCATTAGGTGCTGGCAGTGTATATAATGCCGGGACAGACGTTGCTGGAGGACTTCCTACTTTAGGCGGTTCAGGAGTTGAGCGTTGGCGCTCCTATCTAAAGAAGGCACTGAAAATGAATCAACTACCAACTTCGCAAGCGTATGTCAACGCATGGTTATCTCAGATTCAGAGCGAATCTAGTGGGAATGAAAAAGCTATTCAACCAGGTGCAGATCCAGATGGTGACGGATCTGGGCCGGCAATTGGATTACTGCAAACCAAAAGAGGAACATTTTTAGCAAATGCCTTTGCTGGTTACGGTAATATTATGAAAGGCTTTGACAATATGTTGGCTGCTATTCGATATGCAAAAAATCGCTATGGAGCTGACATGCTTGGAGTTATCGGTCATGGTCACGGTTATGAAAACGGAGGTTGGATTACACAAGACGGTTTATACAGGGCGGGAGAAAAAGGAAAACCAGAGGTTGTTCTACCTGTCACTAAACCGGCACGAGCAGTTGAGTTAATCGGTCAAGCAATCTCATTTATGGTAAATAATGGGTCAAATATCCTTGATTCAGCCAGTATCGGGCTTAATAGTCTCGCATCAAATATGACTGTTGATTTAGCTGAAATGATGGGAATGGATACACTTATTGCAAGAAATCTGGTCAATTCTTCATCTGGAGGGAGAACTGATTTAAATGAGGTCATTAATTTATTAAAGATCAATAATGAACTACTATCCGAAATTGCTGCTAAAGATCCATCGATTCATATTGATAAGAAAAAAGTAACGAAAGAGTTAGCTGAACCAATAGCGAAAGAAATTGTAAGAAAGGGGTTATAGTATGCGTCGAGAATTTGAACTAACTAATGGGGATGGCGATGCTATTTCCTTAAATAACAAGAAAGGCCTTCTGAGTGTTGATCCGGAAGGCCTTGGCATTTCAATTAAGAATGAGTTCAATAGGTCAAATGGCCATCAGAGATTAATTGAGTGCGAAGCAGATTTTGAAGAGTTCAAAATAGATATTATTTATGGACTGCATAATCACCAAGAAACTTATCGTATTTATCTTGAGTTTGTTAAGTTTCTATCTCATCCGCCTATTGTATTAAAGTACACGAGCGATGCTGGTGAGAAATTCAGAAATGTTGCATTAAAACAGTTAAGTAAATCTGAACGCTCTTTTGGTAGATTACTTAAAGAATCTTTGATACTTGAATACCTAACCCCTTGGTATGAAATAAAAAAGGCAGAAATCCTGCAAAGTAATCAAAAAATATATACTAGAGGGAAAATTTATGGATTTACTTTTCCATATGTTTACACTCAAAATGCCAATGAGAAGACCGGAACTTTCAAAATTTCAAATGATTCTGTTTATCTTTTTAATAATAATATTCGCACTTCTCCTGTAAGAGTAACAGTTTCAGGAGAATGTAAAAATCCGTATTGGGAAATATTTAAAGAGGGAGAACTTGTCGCTAGTGATGGCTTCTTCTTGAACTTAGAAGAAGGGCAAACTTTGGTTGTTTCTAGTCTTTTTCAAGAACGAACTGCTCTTCTCTATGATTCGCAAGAAAATATTTCTTCTGTTTATCAGCAACAAGATCATACAAAGACCAATTTTGTTCATATGCCTATTGGTAATTCTTCTATAGTCTTTCATACAGCAAATGCAGAGGTTACGGTCGAAGTGTATGAGGAGTGTGATGTATTTTGATTTTGTCAATTCATTTATATAGGTTTGATCTATCGAAATATGAAGAAGAATACCTTAGTGAAGAATTCGATTTTGGAATTGATGAAATTTCCTCCAATTGGGTTAGCGAATTTGAATTAAACAAGTTTGTGCAAATTGAAAAAGGTGATTATTTACTAGCAAAAGATTTTGAAAGTAGTAGGATTCTATATTTTGGTGTAATTGATTCGCAAGAAGATACAAAAATACGTTGTAGGGATTTAGCCCAAGCGCTTGGCGATAGTAGTTTTCCGACTTGCAAGACGACCGGCCCAAGTTTTGAAGGTCACTTCAAACGTTTGATAGAGAAGTATCTTTTGAATGATTCAACGAAAAATCTTTCTGGAATTTTATCTGTAGTTACAGAAACAAATACGAATCATAGTTATCAAGCAACGGAAGTTACATCTAGAAAATTAAATAGTTACCTCCGTAACGCATTTAAAAAGTACAATATAAAATGGACTTTCGAAGAAATTAAAGACGGAAAGATTTTTTCAAGTATCAAGCGAATCGATACAAAGAAACAGATTAAGGATAATTCAAGCGAATTTTTTGATTGGAATATTTTTATCAAAAAGCCGGGTAACGGAAATGAGAATATGTTGCTGATTGTAGACAAAAAGATGTCTGATATTGAGGATCCAAGAATCCTTTCAACGTATTATTTGGATGATCAAAATGAATTGACAACTGATAAGACAAATGTCGGCATTATAAAACCTACTGTTAGTATTGTATCTATTTATGATACTGAGCAAGAAGATAAGGCAACTTATGAGGAAGTAGCGAACTCAGAGCTTAAAGGAAACGCTTATAGTCACGAAATTAATGTCAGTATTATCTTGGATTCTAAAAATTTCGATATAAGAGATCTGCAAACAGGATTATTATTTGATGTGACCGTGAAAGAAAAGCTTTATAAATCCGTATTAAGTGCTTGGAAAATAAGCAGCAGTAGTAGATCAATCAAACTTACCTTCGGAAATATCCGAAGTAGGGTAAGTGATTACTTTGACGAAAATTAGGAGTGAGAGATTTGACAAAAAATGTAGATGGTTTTCAATTTGATAATGTAAAAATCAGTGCAGCAAATGATGCTAAGCTATACCATTCATTAGCACAACGACGGAATTACGTAATCAAAGGATATGAACAAGAACTTAGACTTTCAAAAAGCGGTTTAAATATTACTGTTGGTGCCGGGTGTGCCTTGGTCCAAGGACGATTTATTTATTTAAAAGAGGCGCAATCAATAACGGTCCCTGCAAATGCAAATGGATACATTGTTTTAAGAATAGATTTGACTCAGGAGGTAGTCCCAGATTTGGAGAATGATCCTGCAACAGATTTATATACGTGGACAAATAATCAAGTAAACTTGGAATGGGTACCTTCTTTAATTAATGGAAACCTCAATCAAGGGGATAAAATCTACACATTTTCACTATGCAGTTTTAGTTCAAGTGGATCTAATGTTAATTACGAGCTGAACGAGGGAAACTACAAAGGTTATGTCATTGTTGATAGAACTAAAAATAGTGATCCTGCAATAAAAAATGGTCAGATTAGATTTATTAGGGCAGGGGATTTAGTAGTTGTACATTGCAATTTTCAAACTAAGGATGGGGGACTCAAACCAAAGGATAATATTATAAATAAAATACCATCTAACTTGGAAGTAGATTTCAGTTCCCATATTTCTTTAACAGGAACAGGAGATTTAGTTATTGATGCTCAAAATCAGTCGGTACGTACTGAATGGGGTTTAAAAGGGAATTCTTACTATCTCGGGACAGGATTTTATCTAGCAAAATAGGGAGGTGAAAACTTGAGTAATATAAAATTGATACTTACTGAGAACAAAGCATCACCATATCGAAAACAACGTGTTGTTGGTAGACATGGTGATGGAGAATTGACTGTTATTGACGTTGAATTACTTCAAGCTGATGGAAAAACTCCATATTCAATTTTTTCAAATCATGAGTTGCTTTTTGTTGGGACAAATTCAAAAGGTCAGTACACCGATGGAGTTCCAGAAATCATCGATGGTCAAAACGGAAAAATCAGGTATACCTTTACAAAAGAAAATTTTAGTGTTATCCGTGAATTCAAACGAGCGTACTTCCAGTTAACAGATGCAGATGGAAATAGGGTTACGTTCCAAGATTTCTATGTGGATGTTCTTAAAAATTCAGATATTAATCAAGAACACGCAACTGTTTATGTGAGACTCCTAGAATTATTGCTAGAAGATTTTGAAAAGCAATTTGGAGATAAAACTATAGACTTCGAAGAAAGATTCAAAACTTTTTTTCAGGCAAAAGAAATCGAATACGAGTATATATATCAAATGTACAACGATCTTTTACTTAAGTTGGAAAAAATGACAGGCGAAACCCTAAGTTTACAAGAAAAGCAAATGGAAATAATAAATTTGGTAGAAGAATATGACATATTAACGAAAGCGGAAAGTTCCGCAAACGTGGTCTACCAGATTTTAGGTGATGAAGCTGAAATTACTATAACACTAGATTACAGTAATAAAATTGCTAAATCTGATATTGAAAATCCTAACAAAATGTTTTACAACGTTTCAAATGCGTTGATGCCGTTTACAATAAGTGGATCAGAGGGGACGCAAGCCTACTATGATCGTCTTGCTGTTCTTGATAATCAATTGTTAACTGTGTCAACTATTACGAATGAAGCGATTGCTCAAGTCAGGCTGCGTTGGGAATTAGTAAAATTTATTGATAAAAATATCCCTTTACTCTTTGAAACGGATGATAACAATCAAAAAATCGATTACTTAAGGCAAAAGATCACTTCTGTGAAATCAACTATTTACGGAAGAGGCACTGGGTCTGGCGGAAACAAACTAGACCATAGATTTTATGTTTCTGGTTTATTAGAGGCCCAAGGCTCTGGCAACACCACTTCTCAAATTTCAAAAATAACTGACCAATTAACAGACGTTGAAAAAATTCGTAACATGATTAGTTCGGCGGGGCAAATTGATAGCTTAATTTATTCTACCAAGTCGGATGGGAACCTTTATTCTATACTTTACAGCGACTACGCAACGCTTGAAGTGAAAATGAAAATTTCTGCGAAACAAGTGATTGAAGCATTGATGAAGACTCATCACCTAGAAAATCTAGCGACACAAGAAGAGGCAGAAACCGGTGCGAATAATTCCAAAACGATGACTCCTCTGCGAGTCTTTCAAGCAATTGCTAAATGGACGAAAGACAAGTTCGTATCTTTGACTGAAAATGAAACAGTATTGGGAATCAAGAATTTTGCGAATGGTCTTCAAGTTGGGGGAAGAAATGTTCTTTCCCAAAATGGACTACAAACTTATGATCATACGAGCGCTACCGATTCCGCTATTCAGTCTGGAATGATAAGGTTTATTCGTTTTGGGGATTTTATCTTGGTTAATTTTAATTTCCAGTGCAAAAGCGTAAATATTGCTTCAGGAGGGAATATTATCAGAGTATTAGAATCCGATATCCTTCCTACTAATTCCATTCAAATAGATATTACAGATGATAAAGCAGTAACTGTAGAAACGTCTGGTAAATTGACAGCTTTATGGGGGCTTAATGCGAATAGTTATTATGCTGGCTCTGCTATGTACTTTGCGAAGAATAAATTATAGGAGGAAAGAAATGAAAACTATTTATAAGGTCCTATATCCAGTAGGTTACGAGGAACACGAGGTTGCAGATGATTTTCCAACTTCTATTCCGTTTGTGGAAGATGTGCCGCTTCAGAATTTGAAAAATCCGCAATCTCAGTTCTATAATTTCTCTAAAAATAAATGGGAAGAAGTCGTCACTCCAGATTATTCACAGAAATTGGAACTTCTTGAAACCTTAACAGAAGCAGTTCAAAGAGAAAACGAGGAGCTTAAGAAGGCGGCTGAAGAGCAAGCAATCCAAATGACGGATACACAACTAGCGATAGCCGAAGTTTATGAAATGCTGGTTCCTGCAAACAAGGAGGCTAAATAAATGGCAAATATTTACGTCAATTTGATTCAGAAAGGTCTGAAAACTATTGAGGAAGTACCAAAGACAATTAGAAAAGAAGTACAAGCGATCTTGGATGCAGACATTGCGGATTAAGATTGCTTTTTATTTGCTCAGAAAAGAGGTGAATACAATGGCAGTAGTCTATGCGACTTTGATTATCAAAGGTAAGAAGACGATCGAACAAGTACCTGGTCTGATCCGCGAACAAGTGAAAGAAATCTTGGTGGATATGGATTTACCTGAATTGGCAGAGTAGCACACTTTCGAGTGTGCTTTTTATTTTGATTGGAAGGGGGAGCCAAGTGGATGGAACTAGAAACGCAGGTGAAGGAGCATGAAAACAAGCTTAAACAACATGACGAAGATATTAAACGATTGAACGAGCGATCCTTAGCAATGCAAAAAACAATGGATGAAAGTTTGATTCGTGTAGATGAATCAAATAAGTTTTTGCGAGAACAAAACACCGAACAGATGAGACAGAACAATGAAATTCTAAATGCGATTCTGACGCGTAACACGGACGCTGAAAAGCGTTCGGATGAATTAAAGAGACTAAATACGGAAAATCTTTGGAAAATGATTTTAGGTATTGGCGGGTCTGCAGCGGTTATTTTTGCATTTATTATGGAGCTACTTAAATATTTAGGAGGAAGATAAACATGGATCTATCTTTTATTACAGAAAACTTTGTACCGGTAATTGTTGTCGCGTGTTTGATCGTAGGCTACGTAATTAAAGCGACACCACTATTTAATAAATTGGCTAATTTATATATCCCATTGATCGTAGCGGTGTTAGGAGCTGCATTAGGCGCAGTAATGAATGGCGTCAGTGTGGAATCCATTGTCTATGGTGCAGTGAGCGGGTTAGCCTCTACAGGGTTACATCAAGTCTTTACAAAACTATTGAATTTAGGAGGGAATGACTAATGTTTGAAGAAGGGAAGTTTGTCACAGCAATTGGCAGTTTTATTGTGAAAGAAGTTGGTGACGAATTCGTTGAATTAGATTCTTTCGGAAAAGGTGGCGTAGAAGTCACAGATACCTATATAGAAAATGGATTTTCGGAAATCACTTCGGAAGGGATCGAAAAAGAATTTGATGGATTTACTGTTGGAGATTTTTTCAAGTTAAACGGGAAGTATAAGGTTCTCCGTTCGAATGACATTTTTACGAAGGTTCAAGCAGGAGAATACATGTTATCTCTCCCTAATCATAAATTGATGGAGGTGGCTTAACATGCAATTAATGTCAGGTATTGCAGGCAGCCGTGGAAGAAATCCCTATGGAGTGGTTATACACAATGATGCAGCTTCCCAAGGCGCTACTACTACTTTTTATAGAAATTGGTTGCCAAGTCATAATGCAGAGCTGGGTTTCGCCCATTGGTATGTTTGTAGTGACGGTATCTTACAAGTTGAGAATGAAGCCAATATGGCATGGCATACAGCGAATGCGAATGGCAATGCAAATTATATAGGGATAGAAGCTTGTCAATCTATGGGGAATCTAGATACATTCAGAAATAATGAAGATCGTTCAGTAAAATTAGCTGCTGAAATTTTAAAACGCTATGGACTACAACCGAATAGAAATACAGTAATCTTGCACAAACAATTCTCAGCTACCGCCTGTCCGCATAGATCGGTATCGGTGCATGGAGATTGGACAATCATGCAAGATTATTTTATTGCTCAAATTCAAAAATACATGAATGGTTCTACACCAAATCCTGCACCTAAGCCTCAACCAACCGGAAACAAAAACGGCATTGCGATCGATAATGTCACCAAAGATCAGGCGGTAAAAATGGTTCAAAGAACGCAAACAAATTACGCATGGACCACACTGCGTGAACAAGTCAAAGCTGTTAAACAGAACGATGGCCGCTATACATTAGTGATTAAGACTGGAAACAAAGCACGTTGTGACAAGAGTGTTTTGCGTCTTAAGCAAGAGCTTAAATCTTACTATCCTGGATACATGCAACAAAATATCGTAACTCCAGATGGAGATAAGCCTACTATTCGAATCGAAGCGCGCAATATGCCAGCAAGCGCCTTTACTGGGAAAAATCCATTTGATGTTCATATGCGCAACTTCTTGAAAGACATCTTATTAGATGGTCAAACATACGCAGAAGCGAATTCTTATGGAACCTATGACGTTCGCATCAAAGGCGAAGGCTTCAATGATCATGATGCGCCTATTGTATTGAAGGAAATTCAAGAGATGGGTAAAGCAAAGGATGTTGGCATTAATCCAGCACATATTAAGGGATTTAAGTATTAGAACTAAAACACCCTCTACAACAATTATGGCTGTAGAGGGTGTTTGTTTTTTTATTACTTTTGTAGATTCAATTATTTGTCTAATTTTTTCTTAACGTCATCCGTGATATCTTCAACTTTTTCTTTTGCGTCTGCCGCTACTTCTTTTACTTTACCAACAGTTTGATCAAGTAGGCCTTCCGCTTTCTTTTTGTTGTCACCAGTTACTTTTCCTGTGGTTTCTTTCGCTTTACCCTTAGCTTTGTCCGTAAAACCTTTGTCTGTCATAATAAAGCCCTCCTTTTATTTCTAATCATATTATAGTAGTAGTTCAAAAGTTAAAGCAAATCATATACATTTAAGGTTAAAAATAATAAATATCTAAGCAAGCAAGGGCGTTTATTTTTATATCAATAAGTTAGAAAATAAGAAGAGACCGCTTGCAAAAATCCAAGCACAGAGGTATAAATATAGATAAGGTTTTCGTTAAACCTTACTTCTTTCATAACTAAGTTTCATCTTGATCGGCAACCAGTCGTGTGCGGGCTGGTTGTTTCTTTGTGTAGTGTATCACTTTGTCATGAGTGTATCATTTGCAAAGTAAACGTTTTATGAGTAAGTTTATTGTCATGGGAAGTCACTCGCCCAAAAAAATGAACGTCAGATACAGTTACTTGGGGAAGTGGACTGTGGGGAAATCTGACGTTCTATTTCTGTATTGTAACATGTTGGAAAAATAATCATAGTTCTTTTAAGAGTACCCTTAGTTCATTTGGTAGAATACTCCGGTTCATATCGGAAGATGCGGGTTCGAGGCCTGTGGGGTACGTAAATGAAATTAAATGTAAAATTTATGAAAACTGGTTATAAAGAGCTTTCGCCAATTGACAGCGTAAGTTTTTTGTAGTTTAATATAATTAATAGAACCCCGCACACCTCTTAGCAATGTGTCCCAAGCGGGGACGTTTTTATATTTAGGAGATATAATCATATGAAATATGATAGATGCGCAACGACAATTGAGGAGCAAGTAGACATTCTGGAAAATAGAGGTTTAATAATTGAAGACCGTTCATTTGCAATATCGTCTTTGAGAAAAATCGGGTATTTTAGATTTAAAGGTTACTGCCTACCATTTTACAAATCAAAAGATAAATTCATGGAAAACGTGACATTTTTTACTATCTATCAGAATTATCGATTTGACGAAAGGTTTCGTTTGTTGCTATTTCAAATAATTGAACATGTCGAAGTAGAGTTGAAATCTGTTATTGCTAGAGATTTTGCTTTGGAGACTAGTCCGCTTGGTTTTTATGATCCTACTAACTTTGAAAGGCTGGATTTTCATGAGAGTTGGTTAGAAAAATTTAAACAATTAACTTCTCAATCTTCGAAGAGAAGAGAATTATATACGGACCATTACATAAAAAATTACGATAACATTTTTCCTATATGGGTTGCAATGGAGATGTCTGATTTTGGATCATTATCAAAATTTTTTTACAACATAAATCGATCTTTGAGAAATAAGATTTCGAAAGAAAATTATGGGTTTAGTAGTTTTTATCTTTCAAATTGGATTTATGTTCTATCGGTTACTAGAAATGTATGTGCGCATAATGGGAGAATATATGACAGGATTTTTCCAATACAAGCGCAGTTATCAAAAAAAGATAGTAGAATTTTAAATAATCGAGCGTTCGTAGCTATTTATATATGCTATAAAATTTGCTTGGATACCGAGTATTTTGGAATGTTTAAAACCAATCTAGCTAACTTGATTGGTATTTATGAAGATTATATAGATATTGATAAAATAGGTTTTCCTGAGAATTGGGAAGAGTACCTTAGTTAGAAGACCCTAGCAGAGCTAAGGTCTTTTTTCTATTGCACATGTAAGCGTTACACTGTATAATAAAACCAATCCAAGAAAATCTTTATTTTCTGCAAGGAGCATCCGAGTAATCGGGTGCTCTTTTTTTATACAATGATTTTCCCACGATTTATTCGGTAACTATAAATAGAAATTTTTTGATTACTCCAATAGAAAACGTTTTTATTTTTGTATATTAATAAAATTGAGAAGAAAGTTTTTATACTCATAGGTGATTTTTTGTTCAGATGAAAAAATACTAAGTTTCCTTCATCATCAGGTTTAGCAGTAGTCAAAGGCACAAGGGTGCTGCCCACTTGTGTATATATCCCTTTATATTCTTCGTGAAAAGGATTTTCCGTTAGTCTTTTTAGAAATTCACTAGCCTTCATGTTCTACCTTCTTTCGCTGGACTCTACTCGAATCAAATTCTAACATACTTTTAAAACCGGTCAATGATCCATTTACATCGTATAATTCTTGTTTATGAAACCGTTTTATGCTAAACTAACATTCAGAAACTATCCATTTCTACTCCCTTTTAGGGAGGGCAGGCACCCTGGCGAAAGGTGCCTGTTTTTTATTGCACTGAAACCTAAAAGTGATAAACTATTAAGTAGAGAGTAGTCCACTCTCACTTTCTTTTGCCCACTCTTTACCCTTACTAGAGAGTGGGTATTTATATTCTCATCATTTCAAACTCCATCATGATCTTCGTCTTGCCAATTACCGCATACTTCTTCACCACAAACTGTTTCCTACTATTGAACTCCCCAGCAACAGCGATCCGCATTACATCCTCTACATCTGCAAGAAAATTCAACGAGTGACCAGCAATCAAGCAGCTAGTAACATCAAGCTTAAAATAGACGAGGGGACGTTCTGACATTTTCAAAATTTTAACTTTACTAACTGTTCCTGTTATTGATTGCATGTAATCACTCCTAAAATTATTATTTTTTTCTCTTAACTCTGTCCATAACATGTTCCATCATTTCAGACATACTATTAATCCAATCATCAACATCTTGTTTCGTTTCCATAGATGGCCAGTGACCAGGGACAACATCCCAATCCTGTTGGAAATACATTTCATAAAAGTATTCCTTCATGTCTTCGGCAATATAACCAGTAAACCCTTCATAGGTAGTTATTCTATGACCTCTTTCGTCGAATTTATTATATAAATGGTCTTCATTTTCCAAAAAAGAAAAATCTACATTTTTAATCCCCTCGTTAATTTGTTCTAAAACATTATTGGATCCAATGTATTCACCCCAGGAAATGCCTTGAGTGGGATCCTTCAATATATTTGCTCTGGCTACAGCATAAAAGGTATTTACGTTTTCATTCCAAAAATTAGTAATACGATCCTTCGCTTTTTCAGAATCACCAGAATACTTACTCGTAAAAAATTTAATACCATCAAGAATAAATTGATCATAATTGTCTAAATTAGTTTGAAGGAAAAACTTAAATTCTTCTTTATTCAT